GGGAGCTCTGGTGACTCTGCTCAGATTGGTAGCTCTGGTTACTATGCTCAGATTGGTAGCTCTGGTGACTATGCAAAGATTGGTAGCTCTGGTGACTATGCTCAGATTGGTAGCTCTGGTTACTCTGCAAAGATTGAGAGTACAGGTAATCACTCTGTTGTTATGACAGCTGGTAACAATTCTATTGCCAAAGCTAAGATTGGAAGCTGGATAACGCTTGCTGAATGGAAGAAAGACCATAAAGACGGGAAATGGAAACCTGTCTGTGTAAAGACCGAACAAGTCGATGGTGAGCATATTAAAGCTAACACCTTCTACAAGTTGGTTGACGGTGAATTTAAGGAAGTTGAGGAATAGTATGGAAAAGAAAGATTTAACAGAAGAGTATCTTACAAAGGCAAAAGAAAATGCCATATACTTCAAAGATGGCAACTTCCCTAATATGCCTTTGTTCCAAGAAAAAGACATCAAGGCTGCTTTCAACGCAGGGCGTGAGAGCGTGGTGGAGAGTTTGCCAAAGTTGGAGTGGAAAGGGTATGCGCCTTTCATACATGCATCTACCCCTATGGGTAGATATAATATAGACGATTTCGGAATATGGTTATTACGCTTTAACGGAAAGGAAATTCCACTCTCTACTGGTAGCTCTTTAGAAGCAGCCAAGCAGGCAGCAAACGAGGACTATAAGAAACGAATTAAACAAGCATTGGGGTTATGACAATATTAGAGTTACAGAAAAGACTTCAAGAAATGTACGAAAAGTACGGAGATGTTGAAGTACGGCATCAGTGTGGAGATATTGGAGATTATTGTAGTATATCTTGCGTTACAAAAGATGGCGGAGACATCGTTATTTTGTAAGATATGAAATGCCATTACGAAAAGATTAAAGGTGTCGGCAGGGTTCTTATCCCTGGTTGTATGGCAGTTTTTGCTTATTTGGAGAGTAAAGAGAAACGTTAAACATTAAAGATTAAAACGATATGGTATCAATATCAGACATTCAAAATGGTTCGTATCATTGGGAAACGGAAGATTCTCATGCAAATAATACAGAAACCGCAAACGATTTTATTAAGAATGAGTTGCCTCCAAATTTAGATGTTTATTTCCAAGATGAAAATTATTTGGAATTTATATTTGAAGATGGTAAGTATTATTCTGCAACCATATTCGGCAATGGTGACTTTACTCACCATCAAGCTAATTTTGAATTTATAAAATAATTAGTTATGAACGGAATAATAATTAACGACAAGCAGTACATCTTCCTCAAAACAGATAAGTCTGTCGATTGCGACAAGTGCGATTTGCACAAGCAGGGTGGTTGCAAGAACAGTGTAATTTGCGAATCTTTCCACTACCTGCTACATGGTAGTGAGGGATGCGGAGTGTTTAAGGAACTAAAAGAAGAAAAGTAATATGACGGAAAGAATTTATCAGTTAAGAGAGTCTGAATATAATGAGCTATTTGAAAAGACTAAGCTCAACGATAAGGAGATAAAGGAACTTGCAGAGAAATATTACCAAGAACGAGGTGTCTTTCGAGTTGATATTAGAGTAGGACTTAAAGATAAATACAACGGAGACACTATTTACTACACTGATGTTTTCTCATGCGAGAACGGCTTGTATAAGAACGACAATTTTAAACCCATCATCACGGAGAAAGGCCGCAGGAAAATAGAAAGGATATTGTCTGATGCCTGCACGGAAACCTTTGAGAATCATTTTGGTGATGCAATTAAATTCAAAAATAGCTATGCTGAAGCATTGGAGAGGTTTTCTATGGCAAGATGGATTGCATACACAATAGCATTCAGTGGATGGGGAGTTGCGACCGCAGTTATTTTGTATCATTTTTTATTCAGTAAGTAATATGATATTCTTTATAAACCTATTAATGTTTATTTTTATTTCTCTTACTTTCGTGTTTATGGAAAAATATATTTCTAATGAGTACGCAAAGATAAACAAGCGGATAGACTATTTGTATGCTAATCAACGAACGATATATAAATATCACCTGCTTTCGTTGTTGGCGCACATGAGAAATTCAAGGACATTGGCTATTATGCAGGAGGAATACGAGATTGCAAATAGCATACAAAAGAACATAGAAAAAATAGAAAAAGAATTGAAAGATTATGAAAAGAGAGATATTGTTTAGGGGGAAACGTTCAAATGGCAGGTGGATATATGGTTCACTTGTTGTATCAAAAAACATCAAGCCTGCAATATACTACGAAGAAGGCAAAGGTCTTGTAAAGCGGCTTGACTGGTGTTATGTAAAACCCGACACTATCGGTCAGTACACTGGACTAAAAGACAAAGCGGGTAACAAAATCTTTGAGGGGGATATACTCACGGGACAGAATTGTCGCTTTGTCGTGAAGTATGATGAACGGCAAGCGGAGTTTGTAGCCGTTAACTCAACGCTCCCTAAGGGTTTTGGTTTGCCGATGTCGCAGACATGGATAGATGAAACAAAGAAGGTTGTCTGCGGTAATATCCACGATAACCCAGAACTAATCAAGTAAACGCATGAAGAAAATTCTTTTTAGTGATAAATTTTGCCTCACGCAGGCGGTGCTTGCAGGTCAGAAGACAATGACAAGGCGAGTACTGAGAGACAACGTGCCGCTTGGTAATTGGGAAGAAACTATAAAGCACCTGCCTTATAAGGTTGGTGAGGTTGTTGCAATAGCACAAAGTTATAAGGACATTTATGATGAGAAATGTATCAATTTCGGTAAAACTGAAGCGAATATATGGTGGTATGACGTTATAGGGACTGCTATTGTTCCTCAGTCAAAAAAGGCTGGATATGTCAATAAAATGTTTGTGAAAGCCAGTTTAATGCCCCACCATATCAGAATTACAGATGTAAAAGTGGAAAGACTGCAGGATATTTCAGACGATGATATTATGCGTGAGGGCGTTTGGCAATTTTATTACGACAAAGAATTGTTCTATGTTTCCAAAAATATAGGATATGCTCCTACAGTCGCCTTTCCAAGCGCACGTGAAGCATTTTGGTATCTCATCGACAAAATCAGTGGCAAAGGCACGTGGGAGAGTAACCCATGGGTAGTAGTATACAGTTTTGAATTAGTTGATTAGCGTATGAAACTCACACACGCATCTTTATTCTCAGGCATAGGTGGAGCAGAACTCGCTGCTTCGTGGCTTGGATGGACTAATGTGTTTCATTGTGAAATACAAGAGTTTCAACGGAAAGTTTTAGAGTATTGGTTTCCTAATAGTATTTCTTATGAAGACATTACAAAAACAGATTTCACCGAGTGGAGAGGACGCATTGATGTTCTCACAGGAGGATTCCCTTGTCAGCCATTCAGTGTTGCAGGTAAGCGAAAGGGAGCGGAAGATAACCGCTATCTCTGGGGCGAGATGTTACGAGCGATACGGCAAATTCAGCCCACTTGGGTTGTTGGTGAAAACGTTAATGGAATCCTCTCAATGGTACAGCCCTGTAATGCGGTTAAAGTGGGACGCACGGATGATTTGTTCGAAGAGAATTACATATATAGAACAGAGCAACAATTCACTATTGATGTCATCTGTGAAGACCTTGAGCATGCAGGATATTCAGTCCAGCCGATTGTTATTCCGGCTTGTGCCATCGGAGCTCCACACAGACGAGATAGGGTGTGGATTGTTGCCCACCGTACAGACGCAAGGGCTGAAAGTTTGCAACAAGGAGGGCAAAACGGAATTTCTAAGTCCTCTATTGCTGCCAACACCGACAGCAATAGACAAAGGGTCAGGACGCATAAACAAATCATTGAGCAAAAATGCGACAGAGCGACCAACATTGGCAAAATGTGCAAAAATGCAGCTTCTCCCGACACCCAATGCGTCGGAGGGAACGAAGTGGACTACAAAGTACAATGCAAACAGTCAAATGGGAAAAGGACTGACGGCAATGGCATGTTCAGGACTTCTTTTAACACCAATGGCAAAGGATGGAATGCGCTCAGGTATGACAATGGATGCCCTGAAGAAACATGGCAAGCCGAAAGCCAATTTGGCAGAGCAGATTGCCCACAAAATTGGTGGCGGAACTTCCCAACTCAATCCCCTGTATGTAACAGAGATGATGGGCTACCCTTTAGAATGGCTGACCTTACCATTTCTTTCCCAAAGTGGCGAAGTAAAAGCATTGAAGCGTTAGGAAATGCGATTGTTCCACAGGTTATTTATGAAATTTTTAAAAGCATAATAGAGGTAGAATATGAATGAAGTATGGAGAGACATTCCGGAATATGCTGAATTATATCAAGCATCTACATATGGAAATATAAGGCGTAAAGACAGGTTTGTCACAAATAATGGAACCATTTGTGTAAAACATGGAAGAACAGTATCGCAATCTAAATCTTCTAAAGGGTATATGCGAGTTAGGCTTTTCTTTAATGGAAAGAAAAAAGAGGAATTAGTACATAGACTTATTGCTAAGACTTTTATCGAAAACCCTTATGCCTTTCCTCAAGTTAATCACAAGGACGAAAACCCTGCTAATAATATTGTAGATAATCTTGAATGGTGTGACGCGAGGTATAACAACACATACGGAAATAGAATAGCAAAATCTGTTGTAAAGCAAAGTAAGCCTATTATGCAATTCTCTCTTGACGGAAGATTTTTACATTCTTTTCCATCTATTAAAGAAGCAGAACGGCAAACCTTCATATCTGCTGGGCATATTTGTTTGGTGTGCCAAGGGAAGAGACCTACAGCAGGAGGTTTTATCTGGGCTTACAAGTAGCCACAAGTGGCATTCGAGATATTTAAAGCTATAGAGAAAATATATAAAACAAAATAAACTATGAAAGTAGAATTACAATGCGGTGATTCAATCACCATTCCAGATGGTTGCAAAGCGGTCGTCAAGGACGGAAGTGTGACATTTGTGAAAGAAGAAGAAGATAAAGAGTTCAAAGACGGGGACATTCTTATTGATGACCGTAAACTTTCAGAGTTTCCTTGTAAAATCATAATGATTTACAAAGGGGCAAAGTCAGAAGACGGGTGCTATGAATGTTATATTTTTAGAAATTTGATGGGTTCTTTGGTTATAAATAAAGGATGCTGTAGCTCGGAATTTGTAAGGATTAGACACGCCACCGAAGAAGAGAAATCCGAGTTCTTTGAAAAGATGAAAGAACAAGACTTGCAGTGGAATGCAGAAGAGAAGAAAGTGGAGAAGACAAGGGGGAGAGCGAAAGAGGGTGAGGAATATTATGCCCTTACTAGTGCTTTCGAGAGTGTAAGATTAGTTGAAAATGGGGATAATATCGATAACCTTTTTTGGAAAGTTTTAACCTATTTCAGAACCAAAGAGCAAGCAGGTGAAGCTGCAAAGCGTGTGCGAGAAACGTTGCGAAAGTACCACGAGGAGATAGGAGAGTAATCATGGATATTCGTGATATTAAGATTGGGGATAAGGTCTGCAATAAAGAAGACGGATTCCCTATGACAGTCGTGGGGCTTTACTCATCACTTTCCGACTTAAACAACGGCACAGTTAACCTTGACTTCGAGGGGAATGAAGGTGACGTGTGGGAGGAAGAAGCAAAAGACTTGATACCCTATAAGGCTTAGATACTAACATACTAAAAACGAATGAGTATGTGCTAACGTTCTCTGATACGGGCATAACTATGACAGCAAAGGAATACATTAATAGACGAGCACAACTCGTTGGGCAGGCGATGAAGATTAATAGAAAGTTCTTTCCTCGCTGTGTCAAGGCAAGGCTTAGACAGATTGCAAGATTAGAAAATGAGTATCGTGGTGCTGACTACGAAACACGAAAGAATCAACTTTACAACGAATGGTTTAACTAATGAAGGTGATTTTAGACATTTCATTTGATGGGATGAACATCAATGACATTTACAACCTGCCGTGTGTAATGGCAGTGACGAAAGATGCAGGAGGGAAGCCTGCTGTAATTCTCAAGAAGACACACACCAAAGGACGGACTATAGCCCGACTTGGTGACCATATTTGCCAATACGAAAGTGGTCTATGGCAGGGTTACGGCTCTGAGGCAGCCGATAAGATTAAATAAAAGTGGGAAATAAGCACATGAACGAATTTAACGCAAAGAAGTTAGCTAAAAACGAGATAGTTGACTTCATGAAGATAACAGAAAAGCATAGGGAAACTTTTAATCACGTTTCTTCTTTATTCCATACTATTATAGGCGGTGCAAACGATGTTGCACATATCTATATGTTAGATGCGATAGAAAAAATAAAAGAAGCAGGACTATACAAGCAAAGAGTGAAGAAGGCTTGTAAAGATGCTATGTCCCGATATGATGTCTTTGATAGGCTCAATATGCAGGATATGCAGAATGCGGAAACGGATAAAAGACAACTCTACATGGACTTCCTTGATAGCGTTGATGAAAGATTAAGACCGCATATCTTTCTATTCCGCCAAGCGATAAAAAGGGTGCTTGATAGAAACTTTATAAAGGATAGTGACTTAAAGTCTTATATTATCCTTGTGTACGAGCTTATCAACTGTTCGGTAGAGTTGTTCGATAAATTCATCAAAGGATGCCCATCGTGTCCTCCTGTAAATTTTGAAATGACATTTAAGCCTGCACGGCTTCACCCAGTGCGTCAAGCATGGGGACAAGTAGAGGAAATACTATGCAAAGACTGTGTTCACATTGACCTTAACAAAGACGAGAATTGCAGACGCTCGCTTGACGTGATTGAGATACACCTTGTTTCAGAGAAATATATCAACGAAAGCGGAGAAGAAGCACTTTCATTGAACCCCGATGCAAGAATGGAGGCGGACCGTCACATGATGGAGTGGGACAAGAAGCATCACAAGAAATACGAACTCACAGATAGGCAAGTTGACTATCTTCGTGAGAACTACCACTTAAAGACTAACAAGGAACTCGCAGCCTTTATCGGTTGTGGTCTTACAAAGCTGCGTGAATTCGCAAAAGAGTTAGGTCTAACAAAAAAGAAAGCAGCATGAGTAGAACGAAATTTTGTATAATGGCAGTTGTAGCTATTGCTACATTTGGGTTTGCCGTTTACGTACATAGTAGCAACAGACTTGTGAAGGGTATAGTTGTCGAGAAATCGGAGATACTCGAGCACTACGAAACGATAGATAAGGGTGTCTTGCCTTATGAGCAGAAATACATTAATGCTCAGTATTTCGTCACCCTTTCGTTTCGCAATAGGACAGAAAAGATTGCTGTCGATTGGGTAACATTCGACAAAGCAGTTGTAGGCAAAGTATTAACAATCAAGAAATAATATGGGAAAGAAAGATTTTCAAGAGTTAATGGATTTTGCAAGAGAAAACAATCTCATGAACAAGCCACTGAATATAGTCATTCAGAAGTTTAGAATTTACAAAGGGAGTGCCAAGTAGGTGCTCCCTTTTTTGTTTATACGAAAAACCCTGCTCGTCCTCACGGATTGCAGGGTTATCCTGAATAATCTTCAACCTTTAATAACTAAAAACCTAAATCTATGTCAAATACAAATTCAATACTTTTCTCCTACAAATTTAGCAAATTATCGCGAAAGATGCAAGAGAAAAAGAATATTTATTCAATGCTTTTATGCAAATTCTTTCAAATATTGCAAACATTGGAAAGAATTAAATCTTCCTATACTTCTTTAATAGCCAAACAACGATATAGCTAATGATTGCAAGTAGAAAGGTCGACATAGCACCGATTGCCCAACCACCGACATCCATCTTTAGCTTCTCCCATCGAGATAGTTTCTTTTCTACTGGTATTGGAACTTCTTTGTATTCTGTCTTTGTTGCACGTAGGCTATCATTGCTTGCCTTGTAACGGTCTATCTGGCGTTGGAGCGTAAGATTATCCTGCGTGGCGTGCCAGCGGTCACGATAGCGAACAATAAGCCGTTCCTTAACGTTGCCTTGCTCGTCCTGAACTATCACAACGCTGTCGTGAATAGTAATACTATCACGAACATTAATCACCTGTCGAGCAACAAGGCTATCCTTGAGATTTACGCTGTCTTTCTTTGTCACGTAAACAGTGTCAGTGCGAGTTGAATATAGTTCCGTAAAGTTCTTGTCTGAACAGCTTGTGAAACAAAGTGCCGTAAGCGCAAGTAATCCGATGATTGCCAGCATAGAATACAAGTAGAATTTTACTTGTTTTTCGTAATCCATATTGTCCATATCCTTATACATTTAATGTGAAACACTGTCTGCGCTGCTTTCCATCCGCACGCTTATAGCCTACATGCACCCAACGAGAGGATTTAGAGCTTTCGATGATGATTTGGTCGAAACCATACCCCATCTGAGAGAACTCTGTTGCAAAGAAGCGTTCAAACTCATTTTGCTTACCATTGACAGGCTGCAAGTCAGCTGCATAACCTTCGACATGAGCAGAGTTCTTCACTCCGCCTACTGCCTTATTCAATTCAGGAGAGCGATAGCCACTTGATACACGGATTGCAGGCGTACCGAGAGAATATCTCTCACAATATTCTGTCCACTCTGCTCTAATACACTCTAAAAGCATAATTGTTTCCGTCAAATGCACCCTTACGCTTGCTGGTGGGTTGTTGCTAATCTTTAATCTGTCTGCGGTGTTGGATTGTACCATTTCCGCTATTGTAAAATTTGCCATAATCTATTTTTTTTGAATGAGTGCTTTATAATTTCTATAAAATTCTTATAAACTTTTTATAAGCAAATTATAAATATCCATGTAACTATTTGAATATCAGTTTATAATTTTCTTATAATTTTTATATAAAAATTTATAGAGCATTTATAAAATTATAAGTATCCATTCTGTTATGTTTACTAAATCTGCCAAACTAAGATACTTTTCTTCTCTTTAATGACCTCCTTCTCAACCACAATAGGGTCAGGCATACCGAGTTTTAGAGCATCACCATTGTCGTCAACGAGCTCTATGTTAGAAGTGGCAGTGAATGTTTCTCGTCTGAATCCGTCTGAGAAATTCTCATCGGGGTAATCAATAGACACTTCAATCTTTACTCTTCCTTTTCCTAAGTTGTGGTTGTCGAAGAATACTATTAGTTGTTTGTCTGCGACTTGACAATTAGAACATACTCCGTTCCTCCTCTCTGCCTTGTATGTGGTAAGTCCATTTCCTGCGGTCGCCTTAACAGTGAAATCACAATCAGGGAATACCACAATTTCACCATCTCTTATCAGCTTAATGCCGAGTGGGAAGTCACTCTTTCTGTTGATTCTTAATATCCCGTCAACGTGTCCGCTGCTTTCGTTTCCTATGGTTACTGTTTCCATTATCCCAAAATATTAAATGTTGTAATAATAGTAAAGCACACGCCTTCCTCCCATAGAACACTTCGTTTCCGTCTGATGAGATAGATAATGCCGTATATCACCCAAAAGACAAGAAAACGATAATCAGTAAGCCCGGTTAAGAGTTGAGAGGAAATAGCTGCCGTGAAAGCCCCTACCATGTGAAGTGCTTTGCCAATAGTCCGATAGTGTGGGCTTGCTCCGACCATCATCATTCCAAAAAGGAACATAATGCCTAAAAAGCCTACCCAACCACTTGTATTTACAATCATTTGCGGTGTCATAAGGAAAGCACCCATGACAATAACAAACGTGAATACATTTGGCGATTTAACAATATAGGCGGTTTCAGAAAGGCTACATAGTGGGCAGCCTTTCTTTTTCGCCATTAATATCGTGTACACCATTAGTAGTAGGCTTCCGATAACGCTTGCTATAAGTATTGCTATCTTCATAACTGTAGCTTTTCTGGATAGCCTTTCGTGAAGTCGTATGCGTTCACTTCCTCTATTGACGACAAAGCTGTGATAGCCGCCTTATGTTTGACTGTCACCATGAAAGTTGCATCCGCATAACGTTGAATCTTTGCAAGGACAATCTTTGCTGTTGGAATATCAATCGTCAAAGGTTGTCCTGCAATGGCAAATGTGATAGTCGTTTCGCCAAGTGCTTCCGCTGCGTCAATACTCACATTATAGCTTGCACGTTCTGAAGGTGTTAACCACGTGTGCATGCCTTTAAACGTGAAGTCGTTTACCTCTGATGATTGATTGAACACGTCAAGTTCTGCAAGTTTTCTGTCTTTTGCATCTTGCAGGAGTTCTTCTGCCGTTTCTGTTTCCACCTGCTCATAGCCGTTTGCCTTGAGCGTATCTTCCGTTGGGTTGATTATTCTAACCCCGCCTACCTCGATATATACACCGTTGTAGATGTCGTTTCCTTTCTTGTATTGTTTCATATTTTTTTTTATTTGTATTCACATTCGCTTAATGGATAAATCCTATCTGCTATTCTATTATACATAGCATTTTTTTTGTAATCTTGTACATTGTTGTCAGGAACATAAAGTTTTCCATTCCCTCCAAAACAACTTGCTCCTACTACTGGCGGCACGACAGCCCTTATAATAGTTACTTTTGCTTTTAACTGTGGTTGCGCCCACCCAAAAGATTTTGTCTCAGAAGGATAATCAACACACTCTTGTATATAGTTGTCGAACCCCTCTGGGAAAACACCATTAACAGAACCAACCGATACAACTTTTTTTAATTTTGGCAGTAAATAACTGTCAAAACCCCCAAATGTGTACCATGATATTCCATTAATAGAAGATGGTAACGTTATTCGTTCAAGGGCTTCCACGCCTAAGATGTCGTTGTTTCTAAAAGTTGAAATACTCGTATGACGTAAAATATTAAGACTTTTTATTTTTTTATTACCCGCAAATAGACCATCTATTGAGGTGATAAGTTTTGCTTCTTCAATACTTATCCGCCCGTCACCGTCTTTATCGAAATTAGCTAAAAATATACGCTCCACCTCGGGGTCGTCAAAATGTACAAACTTTGGCTTTTTCGCCACGTTTGTAAGTAATTTCTCAAACAAAATCATAACGTTCCTCCCATAATTAAAAGTTCGTTAACGATACACGCTTGGTACGTCTGCCCCTTTTGTGGTGTGAATACATCGCCTATCCACTTTATAGAACTTGGTAGAGAAAGTTCTGTCCCACTCTCTGCGGGACAAGTAAATTGAAAACAATACTCAGCAACAAATTGTGTATCAGTGTTTGGCGACAAAGTAAGCGTAAGGCTATCAACGACACCCCACACGTGCATAACATTCGGTGTGAGTGCAAATACCTTATCATTTGTCCCATGATTCTGCAATCGGAGGCGACCATCAGCTCCATTCATGCCATTTATTCCATTTTCGCCCTTGTCACCCTTCTTTCCTTTGAGCATTGTTACGCTCATCTTCTTAAGTGTGCCATCTTGTGCTACCACTGGTAATGACGAGAAATCCTCAATGTTATCCGACAATGGGAGTTCTGTGATGTCCTGCGACTGCCCTTTGATAGTTTCTATCACCTCGTGGACGATGCCACTCTTTTCTTCTTCTGTCATATCTTTATCGTTAAATGGTTATTCAAACTTTGGTTTGTTGTCATCGACTTTTACATGAGCCGTTTTGAGATATTCGCTGAGGAATGGTATCTTTTCAACAGCCTTTAATGTAAGGACGTAATAAATAAACCCTGCGATTTTCCACATAGTCGTACCTTCGACCATCATAAGCTGCCAGTTGCGAACTATATTTGTTCCATAGAACCATATTGCCACCCAACATAACAGCTTTACGACTCCGTAAGTTTCCTCCTTTGGTCCCATAAAGTTACCAGTGACAAACACGCATGATGTCACAAAGAAAAATAGACCACAGTGTACAAAGAATACACCTGCCTTTTTCCAACTCCAATCTTCTCCATTGAGCTGTCCTGCGATGACACCGAACACAAAATTTACAAAGAATACAGTAAACATTGCGTACATTAAATCCTTGATTGGGAAGAAAAAGGTAAGTAAACCGCTCAACACAGTACAAATCACGTACTTAAACTGTTCTAAATAATTCATTGCTGAAAAATTATGACTCCGACAACTGCACCCACCATACCAGCAGCGACATCTTTCCAATCGAACTGCTCTCCACGTAGGTAATAATCAACACTCTCCTTACCTGCCATAACAAAGAAAGCAGGAACTAATGATAGCATAAGCCACGCATCAATAGAACGTAGACCCTTGCAAGCTGCCACCGCAATGACAAGTCCTACAATAAAATGCAGATACTTATCGCTTCCAATGGCTGCGAGTCGTCCAAAAAACCTGTAAATACAATCTAAAAACTTTTTCATCTTCTTTTATTTTAAGTTAATTACATAAGAAATACATACCACTTATTTGTTGTCTTAGAATATACTACTCGGAAGGTATATTTTATATCATCACTTGTTCCATTCAAAGAATGCTTAAAGGTGTAAAGTTTCTCGATAAGGATATTGTCTGTCGTTGTGAAATTAATATCCACACTGTTTACTGAATATATAGTAAACTCCTCTCCATCTTCTGGGCTTGAAGGCAATGTAAACGTCTTTGTGCTCAAGCTTACAAACAAGATAGAAGAGTCACCTAATCCAAGTGAATAATTCTCGCTAATTACCTTTAACGAACGACGAAAACCGCCATAAGTACCACGCAAAGCGAGTATGGCATGATTATTTTTCCATCCAAATGTAGGGTCTGGGTGTATGTCTAAGAATATACCTACTTTTTCAAAGTCTGAGCGCGGCTCATTCCTCAGACTTAACATACTATCCTTTCCTGCAAACTTCCCAAGTGGGTCTTCACCTAATATAACTTGCCTCTTAGATTTCTTGTAGTTATATATTAAGCAGTTATCAAAGAGTGTTAATCCGTCACTGTCTTTTCCATAGCCTATCATTCCAGGCAGGATTTTCCAACCAGCAATAGTTCCTTTATTGGTGTTTATAGTTCCCTCAAATGTACTATCACCAGTTACTGTGAGATTCTTAAACTTTGCTTCTTTTGCATCAATTTCTTGTGCTTGTATGCCGAGGGCTACAAGTTTAACGGCATCAATCAATGCTGCTGATAGCTTGCCACCTTCTATAAGCACAGTTTCCTTACCATTGTTATCGACAAATACAGTCTTGTCTGATTTTACTCTAAACTCACCATTTTCGAGCTTCGCTTCCACTTTCTTCGCTCGCTCCTCTGAACTTTCCTCAACACTTGGAATCCACTCAGCAGCAGGGGCTGTTCCTTCTGTAACGACTACCCAATTAATCGTAACATCGCCATTCTTACCTTGCGGCTCTCTGTTAGGGGTAGGGTAGGCATCAAAGACACATACACCATTATTTGGCAACTCATTAGGAGTGGTAAATGTATAATGCTTGATAGTGTCTTTTGCACTGTTGATTTCAAGATTTCCACCACCAGCACTCCACGCCCAACTGTCAGCAATGATGTATGCTTGCAATGTCTGACCTTTCGCAATGGCATCAGCACTGATATGACCTGATACTGTCATTGTATAGGTTGTATTAGGCTTCAACTTGATATTTGTTTTGCCCTCACTATATCCGTATGTGTGATACGTCTTTTCAACCTTTCCACCAGTAAGGAGATTTCTTGCGCCATTTTTGAGTCCCTCGACAATAAAGCTAATACTCTTTGCATTCTGCTTGATAGTAGTAATATCCTTGCCATTGGTAGATACACTCTCACGCATATCATTAACAATCTTAGTATATGATGCTGCTTCCATCATTACTTGAATGTTTCTTGTTTCAAGGACCTCGTTACCCTTCTTTAATTCAACAATGAAAAAATCTGGTCTGTTCTCAGATTTAACATACTCATTGAGAGTGAAAGTACCGCTGTTTTCTATCCCTGTTGTCATAGGAACGTTTACGTTGGTGTTTGTTCTACACACAACATATAACTCATTCTTATTTCCTTTCTTTATGGTCGTCACCGAACCCTTTACATACTCGATAGAATAGCTAAAAGTACCATTTAAGACACCCTCGCCATTTACCACAGCTTCCTCACGCACTACTTTAAGGCGATAGAACTCTGCTGTTTCTCCGTCACGCACATTGTGAATAGTTATTTGTCCTCTTGCTTTCATTGTTAGTTGTTTATTTCACAATCAAAAGTTGCACTTGAAACAACCTCTGATGCCGTTATTGTTATTTCTCTTCCTACTCCTTGGTGCGTGTTGTCCCATGCTCTATCTGAAATGATGTCACCGCTATTGCGCTTCCATGACCACACAGAATGATGATATTCGTCCGACACATCAATATTGCCCTTATAGAGCGTTGCTTCCAGTGTTACGCTACCTTCTCCGTTACGAATTAAACCACTTTTAACCACAATAGAAATAGTGTATGCAGCATCTTGTGATACCTGCTTAATCCATACTCTACTATTCTCTGATGGGGCTTCTGCGGTTGTCATACCTTTGCCCACGTTACAGAGCCATAGAGAGCCTTGATATGAAAATCTATCATAGTGTCCTGCTGTTGTGCCTTCAACCCATTCGCCTCTGTCGCACACCAAAGAACCACTTACTCCTGCACCTGCTGCGGATATAATCTTGAAACGGTCTGAACGCACCGTTATCTCTTTAGGACTAAACTCATTAATAATGTGTGAAGCAAGGTCGTAGTTATTGATACCTGCATAGTCCACACGTTTCCCCTCTGATACATAGATGATGTGAGCGTATTGCCTATCCTTATCTGTCTGACTTCCTAATTGGATAATGTCATCGTCAGCCTTTGGGATGTCATTATCAGCCTTTGTATCATAGCCTATGCACGTATATTGTTTGCCGTCAATAGTAAGCTCAAGCGTGCCACGAATATCCGAAAGGTCTACGAAGTGGTATAATTTCCCATTGATAGTTTCCGTTCCCTTGTTTACCACTAAACGCCAATAGTATCTGTTTGCAGAACTGCCTGCTGTGCGTGATACAAGATTTGAAGTCTTACACATCGCTTGGTCTCCAATCCTCCAATCGTTGCTTGTACGTCTGTCGCCATCATCTGCCAAGAAATAGCAACGATAAGCAGTAATTGTCTTTCCATTTGGAGTAGTGCTATACGACAACAAAGCATTGTTCACAAGCACCTGTTTGTTTGCCGATTGGAAGTAAATGGTACTCTTTACGATTGGTACACCAGTATTATCAATCGGAATAACATCACTAATATGCGCACTTGCTGACGTGAATCCAACATCGCCAGTGGTGAAAGCAAGTCGTCTATACTCCAACTCCGAGAAGGTCGCTTTCTGTCTTACATTGAGTTTATCTACCTCTGCTATGGACTTTCCGTATTCGTCCTTGTAAATGCCATAGCCAGCACCATCCAATAGTCCCGAACGGAAATCATCACTCTTTACTGAGTTAGCCTTGATAAATCGAGCAAACAAGTCGCCAAGTTCAGTTATGCCATACCCATTACCGACAGCAACACCCTTTAAGAATGTAATAACCTCTTGGGCGGTATCGGGTTTCAACTTATTAAGAAAGTTTTGACCGCCATAGCTCTCGATAAGTCGCTGTATCTGTGGAACTGTAAGATTATTCCCTTCCGTACCAAAAGAACCTCCGTTGCCACTCCAAAGAGAGTTCACTTTCTCTTGTATTTTCTGAATAGTACCAACAGATTTATCTTCACGAAGCGTAATCTCGTATGAAGGAATTTTATCTTCATTTTCCCGAATCGTAAGCTGGTCTATCGCAATTTTCCCATTGATATTCAAATCGTTGTCATCAAATTGCATAATGTCACCCTCCTTAATTGTATCATGGAGAGACACAATAGTACCAGTTGTGTCGGTAATAGCTTTGTCGTGTTGCCGAGCCATAAAGACATCATCTATCTTTGGCGCGTAGATGTATCTTGTATAGTCATTCTTGTCAAGATATTCTAATGCGTATTTTAATAGCTTTCGAGAAGCTGCCTCAACATAAGAATCGGGTAGGGGAATGCCTAACAGAACAAAGTGATCTCCTTCTTTTATCAAGTAGTCATTATATGGAAAGTAAAGGTTTAGACTTTCGTCCTTAACTCTTTGGCAATTAAGCTCCCAACTTCCATCCCCTAACTTTTTTGCAGAATTAATCTGGAATGTGCGTCCTCCACACATTCCATCTCTCATTGAAATTGTAGGAGTTTCTGTTGAGTTACCTATAAGGTCATTAATGTCAAAATCAATAGCTGATTTTAGATATATATGAAAATTAGGAATGGATGCCCCGTCTTTAAACACACCGTTATCCTCTATTTTGTCAGCCGATTGTATCTCATCTATTCTGACACCGCCAACCTCCATTTCTTCAATGGTAGGGAAAATCTCCACAAGACCTTCCTGTAAGTTTTCAGTTTCAAAGTACACTGAATTTGGTCGTACTCCGATTTCTGTAATATTTGCAGAGTCAATGAACGGGCGATACTTATTTTCAGAAAACAAGTGTGATTTTTCTCCGCCATAAATCCTATCCCTTACGTCATTAGACTGCTCTTCCCACCATTGTTTTAGTGACTTATTAGGAAATCCTGGAAGCATTAGGTGGTCAACCGCCATATTATTTGGCAGGTTGTCTGTTGCGTACGTTTTGTTATCTCTTGGGAAGCTTTCTTTTTTCACCCCTGAGAGGAAAGTGATTCTTTGACCAACTTCAACCGCATTTCCGAAATTTTGAATATCGGCAAGATCGTTTTGGTGACTTGCAAGATTTAATGTGTTATTATGAGCTGCAAAAAAACAAGTCTTTTCTGAGTTCTTTGCTTTAAAAACAGAGGCTTTTACCTTAAAGCCACCACATTCCATTGTTACTAAATACGACGGTCTACCATCACTTAACTCTTGTAATTGATTATAGAAATAAGCGATTGAGAAGGGTAAGTCAAGATGAGCTTGTATATTATAATTTCCGTCAGAACCTCCCTTAGTTTCTATAGATGATACAGTTGCAAATGCTTGTAAATTAAGCGTTGCGTAATATCTGTTTGGTAGATTCTTAGTAGAACCATACGCCCTTAAACGTGTAGTGATGGCTTGCTCGCTATCTGCATTTTGCTCTATCTGGTACAAGCCTCTCCCTTTCCCATACTCAAAAATCATTGAGGTTGGTAAGCCTACTGTTCCAACAAAGACGTTTCGTCCTCTAACGATAAAATTAACATTAAATTGGCTGTTAACCAATGCCAAAGCAGTCCAACAGTTTAATCCATCAGCGGTTATTGAAGTTGATTTTATGACATTGTCAGCAACGCCTGAGCCATAGGTTTTATCCCACACTGCATCTACACACCCACGTTGACCTGAACGTAGCTTATTGCGACTATATATCTTCCATTCTCCCTGTCCCCATTGTTCGTCGAGATTTGCTTGTATTCTGTCAAGTAAATCATCAAGAGAGGAAGCATAGAAAGAGAATTTTGTTAGCGATGTATAATGGATATTATTGTCGTGCAACACAACATCAAGAAACTCTGTTCTTGCCAACTCGTCTTGCTTTGCGTTAAATTTAACATTGTTATAAACAAATGCTTCTCCGTGTTCGTTACGCCTTGACTGCTTTATCTTGCCAGGGTCGTAATTAATCTCAAAAATCTCACCTCTGTAAGTCAAATAATCGCCAATTTTGAAAGATATTGGGACTGAACTGTTAAAAGTTATAGTCACAAAGCATTCACCCATCCAAGAACCGCTGTATTCAAGAGTCTTAGTGGTTACATCGTTGCCATTTGCATCTTTTAGAGGACTACCGTCACTATGTTTAATAATCCATTCGCTCATTATTATACCTTTCTTAATTCAGTAACTACACCACTTGCTGATATAGGAGTTATATTGCTTACTGGGTCGTTAACCTTAAATGTAATTGTGAATACAAGAGTATCACCGTCACTATCTCTAACAAGTTCTGCTTTGTCATTTAGCTTGTCAAAGCGAATTTCCCTACGACCTATCTTGGTCCAAGTACAATACATCTTCATGACAGCACCAGAACCATCCATACCTGTCAGATACTCAACAAACTTCTGTATTTTTGCGTTTGAAGAAAACTTGTCACCTTTGCAGCAAAATTTGACATCCATAGTGTAGGCTTTCAATTTAAGCCCCCCGTCTGGTATATATTCATCATCGCCATGCTCATCCATCCAATCGCGTTTTGAAGGGTCTTTTGCTTCAACAAACAACCTAAATGGAATCTCGGCACAGTAAATATCAAAGTCGGCAACTGTTTCTTTCACAGCTGCTCCCTCTTTCATTTTCTGAATATATACTTTATCGTAATTCATATATTTGCAAACTTATTGTGCAAATATACAAAATACTGCATAAATATACAATAATTAATGAATAAATATTCTATTATGTGTTCTTATGGAATAAAAAAGCGAAGTTCTCTGGTGACTTCTCATATTAACATATATAGCATCAAAGTAGTGTTATTTCATAACAACTATTCAGAGCAAGAAAAATAGCAGAAAATCAACATAACAAGTAGAACAATCTCAAAACATTTGCAAGGGTAGCGTTTTATCACTACCTTTGCAAATATATTTTAACTAAAAACGATAAATTATGAAAAAGTATTTACTTTTATTGCTTGTTGCCATAGCTATGGCTGCAACATTTACTGCGTGTTCAAAAGATAACGAATCGTTCAGTACAGACCCAAATATTATCGGAACGTGGAGTTCCAAGTTTAGGAAAACATGGGATGGAAAGAAATGGGAGCAAAGCGATATGAAAATTGATGCAAATGGTATTTGTGAAGAGACGGTTACAAATGCTACCATCGACTTAAACAATAACAACGTTTGGATTAATTATACAGACACCTATCGTGGGAAATGGAAACAAGTTGAGCCGAACAAAATTGCTATAAAATGGGAAACAAAAGAAAGAGAGATTACAGGATTTGGCAAAACAATAAAAGAGAAGAATGAAGACAATGTGGTAATTATTTATAATATAAGCAATAATGGTAAAACTCTGACATTTGTGTTAGAGGACGAACCAAACGATACTCCAGAGGTTTTTACAAGGAAGAATTAAAATTAAAGGCAGAGTTTATAATCAGCTCTGCCTTTAATTCGTCATATTGAAAGGTGTTTTGTACCACCTTCTTTGGTAACTGACCGCATCCAGTCGTACATATCATCAAGCCGCCCGTTGCGATACTGTGCAAGGGTTACAAGTGTTGTGAGTTGAGATAACTGTGACTGAGCAATACCACTTATCTCTGGCATACTTGCAACTGCATCAGCTATCTTTTGAATATTTGGTCTGTCAACAGATACATCAAGTCTAATGGCATTGAGATAGTTTGCGATAATATCAGCAGTATTCTCTGTAATTCCCTTAATGTTGCTTCCAGAGCGAGATTTACTATCCTTGTCAGACCATCCATAAATCTTCTTTAAAACATCTCGAGTTTGGCGCGCCTGTTCTGACCAATTTTTGTACGCCTCAGCAGAAAGACGATATTCTTCCTCTGTGTATTCTGATAAGACATCTTTAGAGTCGTCATTGCCAGTATGCTCTTTTATGCTGCCATCTTTTGCAACATACTTATTTCCCTTCTCATTTCCTCCACGTTTTGCATTCTCCTCGTTTATTTCTGCAAGTTTTTCGCCATATTGATTAGCAACCATTCCATTAAGAATGGCATTTCTCATATGTTTCTCGAAATTGTCAGCGAAATCTTCATTTGCAGAATCGAGGTCGTTAAGAAGGTCTACCCATTCCGATTTCAGAGAACTCAAATCCATGTCTGTAAGAGCCTTGGCAGTTTCTTCGGTTGTTTTCTGAATCTCTCCTCCTTCGCCTTCTATTTCTATGAGACGATTAAAAATCTCTTTTGCAGTTGAATTGAGATTAGCCCACTCTCCTGCATGCTCCTCTCTGTAACGCTTAAGGATATCACCATCAAGCCACTGAATTTCTTGTGCACCAAAATTATTAATGCTACGACCATCACCGTTGAGTTTATACCATCCAAATCTCTGAAAGTATAACTCCTTTATCTTTGCCTCATTTAATCCATTCTCTTTAAGCCACTCGTTGAGTTTGTTGGCAAAGTCACTAACCTTTACCCAGTTTCTGCGACCTCCATGACGCTCCTTCGCCTCAGTCCAAAGAGAATACGTGCGTCTTAATTCTTGCGCCTCTGTCTGGAGATTATTTTTTATCTTATCTCCATATATCTGAGATTGTGAGCCATAAGAAGAAGATACTTTTTCTTTTAGGCTACCATTAATCTCTTTGACAGCCCCTTGAATATTCTTAAGGTATTCTGCCTGTTTTTCGTAAGCCTTCTGCGACGCTGTTTTTTTGTTCCATAATGAGGAAAATACACTTACTGCTGCTGCCGCTGCCGCTGCGTATGGGCCTGCTTTGCCAAGCACCTTACCTAAAGGAGAGCTTTCTCCTGCTAACTTAGTTAAGCTACTGACACCACCTGCAACACTCGTTGCACTACCAAAAGCCTTACCAGCAATCTGAGCACCTTCTCCAATTCCTTTGTTACCGAGGGAATCAAATAGGTCAACTACTGGTTGTAGTACTGTTTGTAATGATTGGAATCCATCAGAAATAGCCTTAATTGACGTATCGAAGCCTCTAAATACATTAGCCTGCGCCTCATCAAGGTCTGTATCTGAATACTTATTGTCTTTACTAATCTTTAACCCAACCGAACGTGCCTTTTGATCGTCAATAGTGTACTGACCATTTTTATCCTTACTTCCATTGCGAATAGAATCAATAGCCTTAACAATATCATAGCCCTTGACTATAGAAGAGAATGGATCACTCTTCTCAAATTGTTCATTTAACTTTGTAAGAGCTTCATTGAGTTTACTTCTCTCGTCATCTGACAGATTACCTGCATCAAGTCTTGTTTCAATCTCCCTCTTAATACGGTCAACAACCCCACTTGACATCGCTCCAAGATTTCCAAGGGCAACGCTCCAACCAGTTTCTCTCTGCATTTGCTTAAAAGAAAGGTCGTTATTTTCACGAGTTGTCTTTTTACGGAGGTTCAATTCCGTTTCAGCAAGGGTATCGTTGCTTATATACTGAGGATTATCGCTTGATAACTTGTTTCGCTCTCGCAGACGTTCAATCTGTTCTTCAAGCTTTTTGTTATTAAACTCAATCTGTGCTGCGTAATCCTCCTCGAACTCATAACCTTTTGAAAGACTTTCAGCGATTTCGGTATCAAGAGCAGTTCGCTCTTTCTTGTAATCAAGAATAGTTTTGACCAAGAGTCTTTCTTTTCCAAACTTTTCCTCAATCTCTGCGTCGGTCATAGCCAGTACCCCCTCCAGACCGTCAGGACCGAAGTCAACTCGCTTTGTGCTTGCTGTTACAAGGACATTTCCAAGCTCTCTTTTGTCTTTGTCACTATCTGGTATACTGTTATCGACAAACGCTTTTGGAGTAACCTTCTTGCCCTGCAAGCTGTTTAATGTATCACGCAGATAACCATAATAGCTTCCCTTCCCAGCACGACTTACGTTATATGAGCCAAAAGCGTACTCAGCAGCAGCGGCACTTGTTGTAAACTTTGAAAGCTTCTGATAAATGTCATATTGCTTTGATAATAAATCAAGTTGTTCACTAAGTGCTTTTGCTTGTCTTTCTGCGTTCCTAAATTCGAGATCTGCTTCTTTTTTTGCGGCTTCTGTGCGTGTTTCTGCAAGGAAATTACGCTGATCTTCCGTCTTGGCAAGTTTTTCATAACCCTTAACGAGTTTTGACAAGTTTCCTGCTAAGTCCTCTGGATCAGAATAAATCTTGTTTACATTATTGAAGCGTTTATCATTGCGAAGACGTGTTTTTGCATCCTCTTTTCCCTCAATGGTACGCCATCTATTCCATGTTTCGTAATACTCTTCAAGCAGTCTCTTGCGGCTCTGCCATGTGCGGAGGATTTCACGCTGACGACGCTCCTCCTCTCTCCTTGCCTTTTCGGCAGCACGCTCAGCATCGCGTTTAGCCTTCTCTGCGGCTCTTTTTGCTTTCTCTTGTTGCTGTTGAAACTTCTTGTTAAGACCAGTGTTCTCGCCTTTGTAAGTTACTCCATAGCCTAACTGCAATGCCGAAACAGAGTCATTATAATCAATTTCTGACTTATTTAATTCGTCTTTGGTAATTTTCCCTTTGACAAAGGCGTTTTTTCTTGACAAAAATTCGTTAAGACGTTTATTAATTTCTTGTTTGCCTTTGTTGACAGCCTCGTCAATAGATTGATTTTCCCCCATCCAACTTGTACCAAGGTTTCGTACATTTGGGTTTGAAATTAACGGAAAATTATTATATATCTGTTTTTGAAGCCCCGTCGGTTTTTCTCCAACAAAATTCAGCTTAACACTTGCAACAAAATTAGCATTGTTGAGTAGGTGCTGAAGATTGCTTGCATATTCAGGAAAATCTGCTTTTAGTTTAGAAATAGCTGTATGCAATAATTCATCCAGTTTCTTCTTCTCAGCATCTGTAAGTTTCTGCCCATACTTTATTTTTTCTGCAAGCATAGCCCCAGTCTCCTCGACACCATTTGAGAGGATAATCTTAGATTCGTTTACAACAGACAAGAGCTTATCTTGCACCATTGTTTTGAAACGACTATCATCTTTAATATGGAGCAACTCATCAAGTTTTATATCAACATACATTTGTTGGTCGGGAGAGAAATTCTTTGCCGCATACAGATTGGCCCTCAGCTGTTTGAACGCCTCTTGAGTCTTTGGATTGGTTGCGATGTCAGGAAACTCTTTAAGAATATCCTCAGCTATATCCTTGATTGTAGAGTCTATGCTGCGACGATATTCTTTAAACATCTGTTTAGCCGTTTGGTTTTTACCAGAATCGTCGACAGATTGTTGCAACCCCTTTATATTATCACCAATATCTTCAAATCTTCCACCAAAATTATCAATAAACTTATCAGATCTTCTGGTAGATACTGTATTCGCCTCTTTAAGTAGCTCAAGCTCTTTGCGCAGATATTTCAAACGTTCTTCGTGTGATGCCTTTTCCTCCATTTGCATCACATACGCTTCATAATTATAAGGAGCAAGTTCCTTTAACTTTTCCTTATATGCGTCAATGGAATTGATAAGGTCTTGACCTCCGTTACCGATAGCCTTCTTTATATCATTGTCTGCAAGAAACTCCTTAAGCTGTTTAGCTCTATCGGTAAGCTCGTCCATAGCTTGCTTTTGAGCCTGCTTTAACTCTTCACTTTTTTGCCATAAATGAACAAGCCCCATGGTGACACCAGTAAGGATAAGACCAGGTAATCCTCCAATTGCCGACCACAAAGAAACTCCTATTGACTTTATTCCACCAGCAACCATGTTGGTTGCGGCAAGACCTCTCAAAGCGAAGGATTGCCAAGCAGATGCACTTCCGTTTGCAACGGCCATATTCAACGCTCTCATTCGCACAGTCATGGCGTTTATCTTAACAGATGAGCCGGTAAGCACACCTAACTGAGCATATTGCGAAGCTGTTATCTTATTGGAAAGCAATAAACGTTGAGCCTCTTTGTTAGTGATAGCACCACTTGCAGCCAGAGCCTTTAAGTCTTCTGTTGTTATAAGGTGCTTAGTAGCAAGTATTCTTCTCTCTGTAGCTTCAAGTTGCCCGGAAAGAGCTTTTTCTTGATACTTAGCAGCCAACACCCCTTTTGCCTGCAAAAGACTTGCAGCGGTACCTCCACCAATTGCAAAACCAACCTTTTTAAGAGCAACACCACTAAACGCAGCAAGTATCACTGGCCCTAACTTATCAAAGCCTTGTACAAGAGCTGTCACAGAATTAAGAATATGCTTCATAGTTCCGCCCACAACACTATCACCACGAGCAAACCCACTAAGCATAATCTCCCATGCGTCTTTTAATTTTAGGTATCGACCAAGCAAGGTCTCAGAAAGAGTGTTCTGCATCTGATAAAACTGCCCTCCCTTATTTGTCAGTTCGTCGAAAATCTTATCAACATCCTCGAATGAGACCTCTCTTTTAGAAATCATTGTACGTACGTCTCTCGTTGTAAAGGCTTTTCCCCTTTCACGAGTGTACATGTCGGCAAGTTTTTGAAGCATAGGAAGACCTGCGTATGCTAACTGACGCAATTCCTTTCCGTCAAGCCAGCTTCTTGACTTGATCTGTCCGTATGCAAGACCTAATCTCTCAAATGATACGCCAAGACCCGCTGAAATATCCGCAATACGTTTGGTTTTATCATAGAGCTGGTCTGTCTCTACACCAAATGCCGCCAACTGCTTAACATCTCGATTTAATTCAGAGAAGGTGAATGGAGATTCAAGAGCGAGATTCTTAATCTGACCAAACAACTCATTAGCGTTTTGCAAATCTCCGAGTATAGATTGCAACGCAATGTGTTGCTTTTCTATTTCACCACCAGTCTGAATAACACTCATGGTGAACTGCTGCATGCCATACACAAGACCGCCTTGCAATAATATACTCTTTAAATCTCCAACGACTTGTGATGTTTTCCCTGCCGCATCCTGTGCATGGCGGAAGGATGAAGCAAAATCTTGAACAGCTTTTGTATTTGCTTCCATTGCTCTCTTTGTTTGAGCAGCGGAATCCTTAAATTGTTTTAGAGAAGCGTTTGCTTCCTGAATAGATCTTGCTCCGTTTGAGAATACGGCTTGAATACGATTTCCATCAAGTAGTTTACTTCCGTCAATGCTATTAAGGGTGCGTAAATATCCTTGCAACTTATTCAAAGACGACATCAGATTTGCATCCTTCATGAAATTAGGAATAGCCTTTATCTGATTGATAGCGTCTGACGTCTTTCTAATTTCACTCCTGAGGCGAACTATCCTCGTAGCTGCACCATCAACAGCGTTCGCCATTTTGAGCATTTCCTTTGAAGGACCTTCCCCTTTCAAACCATTAGATTCTCGAAGTTTTGCCGAGAGTTTGCGAATAGAATCTGTCGCCTTGTTGACAGATATATCCATATTCACAAACTTGGTCATTATATTGTTAAGTTCTTTTGATACGTTATCTTGAACTCCAAGAGAAAATTTTAACTCTCCTAAATTTCCGTCTGCCATACACTGTTATCCTTTATCATCTTGTTTAATATCGTTGTTGAAATAATCGTTGAGAGAAATTTCTTGTCCAACACGTGAAGTTTTATGCTTCTTCTCCCACGCCTCGGTTAGTTCGTCTATTTCGGCTTTACTTGCATGCTTACTATCATTTTTCTTCGGATAGACAATCGTTGGTTGATCTATTGCCATAAGGTCAATTTGTGCTGACGTATAGCCCCACCAATAATCGTATGCACGTATCCCGAAACGACGTTCAAAGAGAAAGCTAAATTTCTCCGCTAAGCTAAACGCTCCTCCCCAGCTTGTTCGGCTTGGATATGCTCTGCTTCCGCTTTCGTCATTGTCATCATCGCATCCGTCATTGCGGTCGCTAATATGGTAGTGAGTTGAAATGCTGCTGATTGTATTTTTTTTTTAGCAACATTAAGAACACCCAACACCTCCCATACGTCAAGGTCAATGATGTAATAGTAGTATCGCCACAAGAGCCAATAGAAAAAGCGTATCTTCCAGACGTTGTTGAGCTGTACAACCGCACACTGCTTGATGCGCTTCTTCCATTCATTTTTCTCTTTTAATTCAATATGAGTAAATTTTCTCGTTGTACCCTTATGAAGCCAACCAAGCATCCTCTTTTTACCTCTGAAAGTATATTCTGTAGGAGTTTCGTTTAGAATATCATCAAGGACTTCTTGAAGTTCTACGTTTGGCTGCTCTATCTTTTTTGTTGCCATGTTCTTTTAATTAGTAAAGGGCGACGGCTCTTGTTGAAAGCCAGCCGCCCTTGCGTTGTTGTTATCCTAAAATCTAATACCTATTGAGATTAGCTTATGCTTTCTTCAACCACGAGATAGAAGGCTTGTCGCTAATCTCCAGTGTACCTGAAAGACCGATAGCGTAAACCTTACCATCGTCCATCATAGGTTTTGCCCAGAGAGCAACACCAGAGAGAATCAGGAGATTCTCCTGTGTATCGTCCTCAATGATGAACGTACCAGTAATCTTGTGCTTGGTAAGAGTGAGAGCCTGGCCCTTGTAGTTTGTACTGCCAATAGTAGCCTGAACGTTGTCCTTAACAGCACTTTCTCCGTGTGCCCACTTCAAAACATCTACGTGCTTTGTTGGAACGGTGAACGAAATCTCGAAGTCTCCAATCTCTGCGGTTGACTGCCAGTCGCCATTCATGCCGATTACCTTGTAGTGAGTCAGCGTTGGGTCACCTTGCTCAATCTTTAAGGAGTCAACCTTCACTGGAAGGTCAAGTTCTGGTGTAAATGCAATAGGGGTTGTACTGCTAAGATCTACCGCTGCCTTTTGGTACATGAGAGTAGATGGTCCAGAGAAAATGTCCTTCAAATCGGTTTTCTTTTTCATTGCCATAATGTTATACTTTAAAGTGTGAAAAAATAATTTACTTTGTTCTTAATTGCCCTTGTATGAATGTTACATGAAATCCTGACTTATCACTCGTCTGTAGGGTTATCTGTGGATTATTTATCTTAAATTCATTAGTGTTGATAGGAAATAATTTTAGAACAGCGTTCACCTTTTCGTCCATCTTTTTTATATCCATGCTATTAGGATTACTTGCTGATACAATATCTCTTACATAGATTTCCAAAATGATAGAAGTGGAAAAATCATTATACTCACCACGTTCCCCTAACTCGTTGTTATAAACAGCAGAAGGAAGACTAATGACGATATAACTATCAGGTCTATCAGTGACTGAAGCTGGTCTGTCTTGGTAGTACCCCTTATCACAGATACCATTTACTGCTTTCGCAATACCGTAGTATAATGTCTTTAAGCTTACCATATCTTCTTCGATGATGCTCGTTTTGCTACTTCGTCTTTAATTGCAATCATGAGGTTATGCGCCTTAAAAGCATGGGGAACGGCTGCGACAACTTGTACTCCCCATGTGTATTTTTTAGGCGTGCCAGAAAACATATCTGTAAGATATTTCCTCGATTCCGTTGGACCGTCGACCCTTTTTTCTCCAGAGGGAGCCGTGTAAGGTCCCCCATTTGAAGAAGCAAAAGGATCAGCGTAGAAAGGACGAAACTTCTTCATACCTTTCGTTAACGTCTTGCTTATTGGAGCTTTCTGAATGTCGCCAACAGAATATATGACGAATGGTTTTCCTTTGTAATAAGCAGCTGCACTGATTGAGGTAAACAAGTTACCAGTAATGTCATAAAAGTCGTTTTCGCTCATTGGATTATGTTTAGCAATAGCAATATCAACAGCTTCAACAGTAATAGCATCAACAACCTGCTTCGCCTTTTCAACCGCGTATGCGTTGAATGGCTTGAAAATTCTCTTTTGAAATTGCTCTGCTAAACTTTCCATAATCGTTAAACTCTCACTAATTCCCAGTAAACAATCGTTCTATCATTATCAGGCTCACAATCGCGAACACGACCTTCTTCTGTGTTGTTTCCAACGGTAGCATAGATTGTATCTCCATCAAGAGGCAGTTTGCCAGCTTCCCATTTGTCATATCTGACAGGAATCGAAGCCTTCCTCTTGTTTATGTCAACCTTACCCATGCCATTGGTTGTCGTGTCTGTGAACGAACGTCCGCATCCCTCATAAAGAACTACCTCTTTTCGCTCTGTCTTGGTTTGAGGCGTGGAAGTGTCATTTGAAGCAAATGGGTCCTCATCTTCAAGCTCACTTGCGTTTTCAACAGGAACAACCTCTTCCAAGATGCGCACAATCTTAATCGTGTGGGGATAACGAGGATTGCTTATAACTTCCTTTCTCATAATCTTCCTGTTTATCGAATGATATGCGGAAGAGGATTGCCTGCCAAGTCATAATTGGCACACTTTATCCCACCACTATTCATACTGAAAGTAGTTTTTCTTCCAAATACAGAAGACGGCTCCAGCTCCTTATAAATGGCATTAGCTTCGTTTTTCAACTCCTTAATGTCATCATTTGTAAGCTGATAACCGCCAGACGAGTGAGTCCATCCATTATCAGTATCAGAAGTGTTATTAACCTTACTTGGGCCAAGAACCATCCATTTCAAAAGGTCAGCGTATGCAAGTCGAACTTTATCCATGTTACAATCAATGATTGGAGTTGATTTCTCAAACCCTCTGTCAATGAAAATTGGATATAGCGCATCAACAGGCACTTCAAACTTAACCTTTGCAAGGATATAATCCTCAATCGTGTAGGTCTTTTCTACTTCTGATACTGAATCCATACAATTACAATTTAACTGTTACGACATTAGTCTGCTGTCTTAATGTCGATGATGTAGTGGTTAGGGAACTCGATGAGAGCAGGACAAGCTGACAGCATAACGTCAGTGTGCCACTCCTTGAAACGTCCGTTATCCATAGTTGAGTTGACAACAAGAGACAAACCGTCATTACCACGACCAAACACAGTACTGATAGAATCTGCACCAAATTTTTTGATCATCTGCTCATCAAGGATTTCCTTGTACTGGAACTCAACTGCATCACCAGCCGGACGAAGAACAACCTTGCCGTCAGACCAGCCCTTTACAACCTCTTCCTTAGTATGAGTCTTGTTGTGCTCTTGCTCAGAAACAATCTCAATAGGAGAAACGCCCTCCAAGTCAACAACAGCCTTGTTCCATTCAGAAGCAACAACAGGAACTTCCTGAGTTGATGCAAGATAATTCAACTTTCTGAAATCTGAAACGAAAGCGCGAACCTCCTTGTTTTTCAAGAAGACGTTGTAGAAATCGTTACGGGTCATCTGCCATAACATAGGACCAGCATAATCACCCATTTGATTACGAACCTTAGCTTCAAGTTCACGCATCTGAGTGAGAAGATTACAGTCTGCGTCAGCCCAAGCCTTCTTACCTGCCTTGAGGAAGTTGCCTTCTGGAACTTCTGCTCTATGGAGCGGTAATTGAATACCCTGACCAATACCAGTGTAGTCAATCTTCGCAGTTGTCATCAACTGAGCAGTCATAAAGTTCATTGTAGCGTCTACGGCATTGAACTTATCCTGCAACTTACCAACGTAAGTTGCAACGATTTCAGCATCATTACCAAACTGCTCAAACATCTTCATCTTATAGGCGCGCTCAGACGCTGTTTCTACAATGCTCTTGCCAATGAAGTCTGGAATTGGCGCAGTGTAGAACTTCTCGTTTGAGTCGTCACCTTGGTTACTGTCGCCAAGAGGAGCGCGAAGGTCCATCAAGTATGGTGCCTGCAACTTGCGCGACTTCACCATGAAAGTGGCAGTACCATCGGCGTTGCTCGGTGTCTCTGCGGCTGCCTTGCGACCTTGTGTCTTGTACCAACCATAGTTAGTGTAGAACAAAGCACTATTATCAAGGAATGACTGCAAGAAACGGTTGTTCTCTGGACTTGCAAAGAACTTAGCGTATCTTGAATCTTCAAAATTGTATTTTGCCATTTCGTTATACCTTTTAAGTGTGAAACATTAGAGTGAGAACCAACCTGCGACCTTACTTGTGTTCAGTGCGAGAACACTTGCTGGTATTGGGGACATCTTTGCTTTGTAAAGCACAGTACTCTCGTTAGCAAGACATGGGGTGAACAGATAGCGTGCACCCTCGAAGTCGTTGTTTGTCGCTGCAGGGTTGTATGCGAAATCAAAATCAGAAGGTGCATAGCAGTTAGGGTTAGTTACAATAGCCTTAGCACCTGCGCCAGCCTTGTCTGCTTCCACGAGGACTGCGCCAATAGCTGCGGTAACGGCTGCACTAACAGTAAGCTTCCAAACATCACCTGCGGTGTTGTCCTTCGTTGCTTCAACTGCGGTAACAGTAACACCTGTACCTGTACCCGTAAGAGTGTTTGGCGCAACCATGAGAATATCACCCACGAATGGGATATGACGGAATCCGTCACGCTTAATGAGGACCTCGGTTGTCGAAGCAGCCTTAGCTACCTCATAAGTCTTCATAATCTTAATAGTAGCACCTGTATCACCTTCGATACCCGGATTGTACTCTAAAAGGTCACCTGCATAAATCTTTGCATTGCCCTTAAAAGGATTTACGAGAACTCCACCGACTGTTGGGTAAACCAACCCGTTCTTTGCGCTTGACTGCAACTTAACGAATACGTTGCGACTGCCGCCAATCTCGCCATGAGCCTGAATCAGTACAGTACCTTGGAAAACTCCTGCATTGAGAATCCTTTGCTGATAAAAATCAAGTTCTGTCATCTTTGATTAATGTTAATTGTTAAACTGAATACTTATTATTCGGTCTTTGGGTTGTGTCGTCCAACGATGTTACCAACATCGCTCCAGTCTTCTTTTTCCTCCTTGCCAGCACCATTGCCACCTGCATGGGGCTTACCGATTTCAACACCAGCTTCCTTGATGTCTGCATTGTACAACCTCTCCGCTTGCTCAACAAGAGATTTTAAATCGACATCCTCATTCGGAATTTCGAGCTTTGAAAGGGCGGACTTGGCAAAGAAGTCGTTGAATTTCAAACCTGCGTTTTCAAACTTCTCCCTAAGACCTTTTCTGACAGAATCCATTGTAGCGTGCTTCGCTCTCTCGGCCTGTTCTTTCTTGCGTGCGTTACGTTCCTCATCAAGTTCAACCCTAAGGTTTTTCAATTCCTTCATGATTTCGCTTTCGCTACTATCATTACTCTCATTTTTCTTAGAACCGCCTTCACTTCCCTCTTTCAGCTTCTTTTCAGCATTCTCCTTATACTCTTTCACCTCTTTCGAGACATCAGCATGGAGATTGCCGTCCATTCGCTTCAATCGGTTTGCAACTCTTTCGACCAACTTGGCATTTGTTTCCTCGTTGTCTCCAAAATCACCTAAAACGTCATCAAGTTCTTCGTTGATGGTACGCTCGCTAAGTTTCAACTGGGTGCTTCCCAAAATTTTTGTTACTAATTCTCTGAGTTCTTCTCTATTCATTAGCGTTATCCTATTGATTAATCGTTGCAGAAGAAGGAATCGAACCTTCGACCTGTTGATTATGAAACAACTGCGCTACCACTGCGCCATTCTGCGAAATATTTGAATATATATACAATCTGAGAGCAAAAATATGTAAAAAAAATGAATATTCCAAATAAAAATGTATATTTTTGCAAATAATATTGTATATTTATACTGTTTCGGTTGGATGGAAAAACTTTCAGGATTAACATTACATAATGGTGATAAGGTTTATACACAGGAATACGTACAGTTCTTGCGTGATGCTGACCGTAAGTCGCCAGATAAATTAAAAATCATTGCACAAAAGGGAGCGCAAGAAAGAATACTGTCGGTAGACGCTGATATTAAGATAATAGGAGGCTCGAGAGGTGGTTCAAAATCCTTCTCAGCCCTTATGGAGACCCTCAAAGATATTCGTAATCCGGATTTCCATGGACTTATACTTCGAAAAGAAAAAAATGACCTTGACTCCCTAATCTCAGATTCCTATAAAGTATATTCTCAATTTGGCATATACAATAAGTCACAGAATGATATGACTTGGAATTTCCAAAATGGAGGTTGGTTGAAGTTCTCATACTACGCAGGTGCTTATCAAGATTTCAAGAATAGATTTCAGGGGCGACAATACGCTTACATTGCTATTGACGAGGGAACACAGATTGAGTATAGGAAATTCAAGTATCTCTTAACAAATAACCGTAATGCTTCTCACATCAGGAATAGGTTTTGGATAACGTGTAATCCTGACCCAGAAAGTTGGGTAAGAAAGTTTATTGACTGGTGGGTTGACGAAGAAGGTTATATTATTCCAGAAAGAGATTGCCAGATACGATATTGCTTTATGGACGGAGATACGCCTGATTCTATTTTTTGGGGGAACACAAGAGAAGAAGTATATGAGCAATGCTCAGAACTTATTGATTCTCTTTGGAAGGATAGTTATGAAGAACTCGGTTACACAAAGCTCGATATATTTATAAAGTCTGTAACTTTTATTCGGGCAGATGTTTCTGAGAACATAAAGCTTATTAGTACAGACGCTTCGTATATTGCCAACCTTGCACAACAGGACGAGGAGCAGCGTATGCGTGACCTTGAAGCTAACTGGAATTGGAAGGCTGCCGGAGATGATATGGTGAAGATCGAGGATTTGGAGGGTATTTTCAATAACACTATACAACTTGGTGACGAAGTACATCGCGCCTCGGCCGACATTGCATTTACTGGTGGTGATAACTTTGTCATGTGGCACTGGATTGGGAGGCACACGAAAGATTTGATTGTTATGCGTCTTGACTCAAAAACAATAGTGTCGGTCGTACAGTCAAAGTTGCGCGAGTGGGGAGTAGAGGAATGCAATTTTACATATGATATGCAAGGTATTGGGCAATACTTCAAGGGGTTTTTCCCTAACGCTGTGCCATTTAACAACCAAGCTGCGCCAATTGCTCTTGATAGAAAAGAGGAAGAAGGTATTAAGTATTTATACAAGGACTTAAAATCGCAGTGCGCCTTTATGTTCTACACAGAAATAAAGGAAAGAGGAATATCTATTGAGCCTGCTTTGCTTGATAGAAAGTTTAGCGGTAATGGCTTCAAAAATGTCCCACTTAGACAAATACTGATGAAGGAGAGAAAGTCGCTTAGACGTGACGAGACTGGCTCTGACAAGGGGTTTAAGCTGCTTCCCAAAAAACTTGCAAAAAGATACGTCGGGCATTCTCCAGACTTCTGGGAGAGCTGGTTCTATATCGAAATATTCAGACTAACAAAAAAGAAACATAAAAAGGTAAAAGGATTATGGATGATTTAACAGTAAATTACAGAGAGGTGCTGACAAAGAAACCATGGTGGCGAGTTACGCCAAAGGGGTATATGATGCACAACATACAGGAAAGAAGGGACGATGCAAGTGACATAACTATGCCAGAGGACCACTTGTATAGAATTGTTATGACACAAGCGGACTTCTTACGTGAATACTATCCATCGGCGCACGCTATCTTTGACGAAACGAAATATCCAGACATTTACAAAAAAGACCCAGAATCGGAAAAGTGGTACAAACAACCAATCACTCGAACATCGTTTGCGTTTCAACAGGTGATCGCAACAAAGCATATCCTTCACCTCACAGGAAACGATGTTCAGTTTGAAATCGCTGACGGTGCATTGGATAAATCTAAAGAAGAAGAATATCAAAAGAATCTTATCAAATTCAAGAAGTGTTGGTTGCTTTCCAACATGGAGATAAGAAACTTTGAAGCTATCCGCTCACTAATGATTACAGGCGATGCTGCCGTGGTAGGCTATTTTAATAATGGCAAGTTTGGTGCAAAGTCATTATCTTATCTGAATGGTGACACACTCTATCCCCATTTCGACTCTATTACAGGCGAACTTGAACTATTTGCACGTAAATACTACGACTATGACGATGACGGCATAGAAAAGACAGAATACGTTGAGGTCTGGGATGACGTAAATATCTATCGTTACAAGCGTGGTGTGAAGGAAAGCGGTGTTTCTGCATTTCTCAAAAAGATATTCAACCTTGATGGATTTAAACTCATTACCAAAAAGCCACATGGGTTCCCATTTCTTCCTGTTGCTTATGTACGCAATGAGGATGGGCCATGTTGGCATGCCGTACAGAAGAATATTGAGGACTACGAGGAAGCGTTCTCTCATCTATGCGAAAATAATAAGGCGTATGCGTTCCCTATCATGTACATGAAGGGATCTGGTGATGATATTAGTGTTATTGGCGATAGCAACGGTGCTGCAAAAGTCGTTACAATGAACGATAAGGACGCAGAAGCAGGATTCCTTAATGGCACGGACGCTTCAAACGCTTTCGCGACACAACTTAATAAGTCGTATGACCTTATCTATGAGTTGTCATTCACTGTGAAACCGCCAGAGTTGAAATCTGGAGATTTACCAGGCGTTGCATTGAAATTGCTATATTCTCCTGCACTTGAAATTGCCATGAACGATGCACAGCTATTGCAGCCGTTCGTTGACATGCTTACAAAGATGGTTAAGTTTGGTATCGGCTTTGAGGAAAATCAAACTGCGACATATTCAGAACTTCCCGTTAACGCATGGATTTCGCCGTACATACATAGTAACTCGACAGAAATCATTACAAATTTAGCAACGGCGGTTCAAAATAAATTTATCTCACGACAGACTGCCTCCGAGCGTTGTCCAGACTTTCCTAAGAATGATGAGTATGCACGCATCATTTTGGAAGAAAAAGAGAAGCAACAGATGGATTTGCTCACCCAACTCGAGGTACAGGATAACCAAACAGAGAATAATATTGAGCAGGAAGAAGCCGCTGCACGAATTAATCATGGTAAGGGTGGTAGCGACCTCAATCAGCCAAAGGGTGGTAAAAAAGGCAGACCCAATAAATCTGGAAAAACGTGGGACAAAAATAGGAATTTCTTAGGTGAAAACAATTGGGATTCTCTAAAAACAAAGTAGCACATTATGAGCGATATACTCTTCACACAAACATTACAGCGCAAGGCAAAGGAGTACGGCTTAGCAAAAGCCGAATACCTTTGCTATGCTGCGATGAGAGCAGCAGGAATTGGTATCAATGATGCTTGGAATATGGCTTTTCAGAATACTGGACAGACGTGGGATAAAAGTCGGCTTAAAGCGGAGCAACAGAAGCTCGAAGGACTTGATGGAGTGCAGAAGTTCATTGCCGATATAAAGAAAGTAAACGGAGGAGGTGAAGGAGACGATATGTCTGCCGATGACCTCGCAAAGGCAACATCGAAGGAAAAGATTTTATCCGACCTTCTGAAAGCAAGAGCACTCACAAAGGCTTCGTCAAAGGAATGGATTGATATTACAGCAAAGATTGCCGATTATGCGCGTATCAAACAGGATGAGATAAAGGAGGAGGATAGCACAATCCATTACTTCATACCTGTCAATTATCCTACATCATGTAAGGATTGCTTGATATTTCAGAATGGTAAAAACATCCATAAAAAATAAATAAGAAAAATGCCCAGTAAGATATAATTCTTTACTGGGTATTTTTACTTTTATGAGTAGATATATTTACAAAAAATGTGGTATTCTTTGTTTCATTCTTTGTTTCGTTTTTGTTTCAAAGCAACGAAATAAACCTCCGTAAAATACACATATACTGACAGTTATATCACACAATCATTGTTACGTTTTTGTTCCATTCTTTGTTTCAGTTATATTTTTTACCAACAAATAAAACTATACAAATAGCACTACATATTCTATGTATCGTCATTTGGAAGAGCTTTCTCGTTGAACAAAAACTCAACCCCACATAAACACCGATGATGCGCTGGGATTAGCATTCCTTCACTCATACGATGTGGACGACTTGCAATCTCATCACAGATGTCACAAGGATATGACGAATTTCTATACGTCCTATACCCAACCGCATTTACTGACCTACCATACTCGATTTCTACCTGTCCCCACGATAGGTTTATCGTGTTTTGGACGTTTCTTATGATATTCTCATAGGAAGCTGCATAAACACCTTGCCCTCTGTGTGGCATAACCATAGCATATTTACCTTCACGTGAAGCTTTTGTCATGACAGAGTTATTATATGGGTCTTTGTAGGACTTTCTGACAGCACCAATGATTTTGTTTTCATCATAACGTAATGAAACACCAGCCTTTACCAAGCTAACAACATCATTAGCGAAATCATGTAAATACGAACTATTGCGCTGTATGTATGTTTTGCCAAACACTTCCTTTTTCAGGTAATTATTAACAAGGTCTTTTGCATCAAACCCCAATATCTTACCACTTGCCATAGAATAGGCTTCAACATACTTCTCAATAGCCTTTTCTGCTTTGATAGCGATTTGTACAGCCTCTTTTTCATATCGCTCAACATCAGATATTGTCTTGCTCTGATAGTATGGTCTGTATTTTCTTGCGGCCTTGACAATATTCTCTGCTGTCTTCCAAAGAATGTCTGTTACGTGTGTTGTCGCATTTAGTTGAGCCTGTACTCTTTTACTTGCAAAAAGCACGCTCCGTTCTTTCTCACTTGTCGCCATGTGTTATCTTTCTTTCACTATAAACCTTTTTCTTTTCCTACCTACCTCTCTCTTCGTCATCCCTGCTGCTTTAGCTGCCTCTTTCTTCGCCAACCTTGCCGCTTTTGCAGCCTTACGTGCAGCACATATCTTCATCTGCTCGGCATTGAGGCGTCTATTCTCTTCTTTTCGCTCTTTGTACATTAAGTACTGTTGCTGCTTTGTCATAGACTTAATGATGGTGTTCTGGACCTTTTCTATCACAAATTTAGGAGTGTCTTCTTCACGTATGAATACAGGGAAACAACTTCTCTTGTGCGTATCATAGAAACGAATACTATCTTCTCCGTCGATCTTGATTGCAACTCTTGTATCAGGAAGAAAAATATCACTATGACCGAACCATACATTCTTGTGCTGCCTATACTTGATGTTGTTTTCTTCTAAGAACGCTATCACCTTCTTTAACTTTGTTTCATTTTTCATAATCCCGACTTTTTTATGTATTTGTTAATCTCTTTTTTATTTTCCTCAAAGAACTTTTTGAAAATACTATCAACGTCCTCTGCTTTTGCAAGCCATCCCTTGGTCCACGTGGTCTTCCAGAATACCCAATGCTTATTACAAATCTTGTATGATATTTGAATATAGTGCATGGACGTAGCTACCTCCATTCTATCAACCTTATGACCGCAGATTTCACCATCATACTTTGCGTATGTTCTCATTCCATGCTCGGTCTCAATGAACCTGAAACCGAGTTTTGTTAACAACCAGTTTTCAAAATAGACGCGCCTCATACCGCTTGCTTTGTTGTTAACTCAGTTGGTGTCCACTTCTCGCTCCATTTCTTACGGAGATAATCAATCACACCGTCATAAGAGCAGAGGAATCCGTCATTGATAAGTATCGCGATAGTCTTCTCTGCACTAAACAGCTCCTTCATCTTGCTTTCAATGCCTTCCTTATTCCTTATCATCGCCTCGTGATTATTAAACACGACCCAGTTGATTGCTTTAGCAATATTGGATATTGCAGCACGAAGAAAATTCTTTCCAACGATTTTGGAGATAGAGGTACACAACTCTTTGTACGCATCGCCAGCTTCGTTTCGATACTCAATCATTTTGTCGAAAACGAACTTTATCACATCATACTTGAATGAAGGGTTTATCCACATAGCAAAATCTATAAAGAGTACTGGAGCCATCCAAGTTCCAGCATTTGCACCACGTGAGGCTTTTGATTTTACATACACCGTTTTTGGGGTATGTAAATTTTCTCTCTCCATAATTGTTTTTATAAACTCCTGAGTCTTAGGCGAGTTGAAGTACAACTCCATCTTTCTATCACTCTTGGAATTGTTATTCCATTGCTTTAATAAAGCAGTAGCGTTAAACATTCCGTCCTTCGTTCTCTGCTCAACTGTAAACTGACCCATCGGGCGTGTCATGACTTGATTTGTTTTCATCTTCGACCTCCTATGTTTTGTTGTTTTTTAGTCTTCACATTTTATAATCTATATGTTACCATGCTATACTACGACCATCTGCAACCAACCTTGTATGTGTTTGCTTGAACTTGGAATCCGTAGTTTGTTGTTGTGAATGTATATCCTTGAATATCCATTCCACATACGCCTTTAAGAAAAGTTCCTACGAAATGAGTAAACTTCTTAAAGTACTTTCTCGCGATTCCATACTTAACTACACTGAACGCAGTTGCAACAGACAGTCTGAGCTTCTTTGCTATTGTTGCATACGATAATCCACGCTCAATGTATTTATCTCCAAAACCATACTTCCGACATGCTTTTCTCGCAGCTTTAATCTTCTTTGGATTAGAGCCGTTGTGAGCGTTGTGAATAGTATGCTTACAGAAATCCTTACGCTGTTGCATGAAAACGACCTGTAACGCCTGCAATGACCTCTCAACAGTCTTTACACTTGTGAAATCCATTCGACCGATATTCATGTTTCGTTTTGAGTGCTTGCTGACGGTTGAACGGATGATGAGATTATCCTTTTCAATGAGGATAAGTCCATATTCATTTAGTGTTTGCAAGCGTTTTTTGATTGTGTTTGCATGAATACTGGTAATGGTACGAATAAGATTGATTGAATAATGATGAATGTTTGATGATTTTGTACGATGCTTTATAAGATACGCCATTGCAAGTGCTTTCAGCAACTCTTTGTTGCAGAAGCATTCGATTATCAATGACCGTCTTATATACTTCATACGCCATCAAAAAGAATGAGGTCATTAAACAACCTACTCTTTGTTTAACAACCTCATATATTTATGATTTTTATGAGTTTTCTTTATTATCACTCTTAGTGAGTAGGTAGAGTACAGCTTTTTACTGCTACAAAGATACTACTTTTACTCTATGTATATAAATTATAAACGTTAAAACTACATAAAAAATATACTTTTCTTGCTTTTATATTGTTAGTATATGAAAAATATACTAACTTTGCTGATGTGATAACCAGAAATCACGCAATGAAATGCTTTCTATTCCTCCTTAGAGGATTTTTATATAGGCTTAAACCTCGTTGATATTCTGGTTATCAATGGGGTTTATTGTTTTTAGCATATTCCCTAAATTCTATCCTTAGCGACCACAGCCACCTTGGGATAGTCTTATTTCTCGCAAAGGGAGCAAGCGAGGGTGCAGGATTTGAGTGAGGATGCACCGCAAGACGATGACAATATCGGAAATCCTCATATCATTTGTTGAATTTGTCTTAACAAGTGAGCGAAGAACGGCGACGAGAACTCTCGGTATAAAGTTCTGAGCAGAATCCTTCCCAGTAATGGGTAAGGGTGAATTCTGCTCTTTCAGCTCCTCCTCCTCTGGTATATTAATTATGTAATAATTAAATTTTGACCGAAAAAAATATGAAAAAGTTTTTTGATTTGTTTAAGCGCAACAAGCATGAAGCAGATATAGAAGAAGAAAGGAAGCAGGCTCTTTCTATTGCTTTTAGAAATATGATTGAATATGCTCGAGAAATTAGACAAGGACCTTATCTAATTGATAATGATATATGGTACAACTAAACCAAATCTACGTTTTTGATGTGTAAAGGACAGACATTTGTAATATAAGCATAAAACAAAGGGGGGCCAATATGGAACCCCCTCTTATTTTACTCCTCTTCACCTTCAAGTATAGACGAAACCATTTGCTCAATCCAATTGTCATTGAATGTCGGTAATGGGAAATTAATCTCATGTCCCTCCATCTTATGCTTGATTAAGATAAGCACATCCTGCAACTTTGCAAAATCCTGCAACTGCTCAACAATTTTATTTGTCATCTCCATCTTCTACCTCCTTTCCCATTTTTAATAGTGTTTCCTTGTGCTGCTCATTTCGTAGAACTTCATCGGCAGCCTCTTCACACTCTTTTACTTCTTCCTCTGTTAGTTCTCCCTTCTTTGCAGCTCGTTTGAAGTATTCGTGCATAAGTTCTTGCTTCTTTGCCATATACTCCATATCACCAACGACTGACGTGTCAGCAAACATACACGTGAGTATCATTGTGAGATTGTCAAGCCCAACTCCAAAAAACTCTCCATTTTCGTTGACAGGCATTTCGTTAATGGCATCAAAGAGCGACATGCCAAAAACCCATTCAACACTCCATGAGCCACTCACGGTAGACGCTTTTATGAATGGTAATCCTACACGTCGTAACTCTCGTTGAACCTCACGTGGTAAATGGTTTTCATCACGCAGTTGTCGCACCTGCTTGGACGTTAATGTACGGGTAAATTTCTTGATAGTAAAATTACCAGCACGATAAATCTTACCAAATTCTAAACCTTTATTTTCCATATTCAGTTTGCATTAAACATTATCGATAATTCGGTCTACATTGTGTTTCTTAACAAGCTCTTGATGCTTGTTTAGGTACCACAATGCTTTGTCAATATCCTCAACCTCACATCCTTTCAGTTCGGCTCGAACAAGGTATTTAAAGGCGTTGAGTTTACAGAAGGCTTTTGTTTCGTCAATACCAAACACATCCTCCATAATATCAATACACTCCAACTTGCCGTGATTGTAATGTGAGGGATGATTAACTCTTTCTTCTTTCATTTGTTATCCCTCCAAATTGTCAGCGACTTCACCTTTTTTATCCGCCACGAATACACTATGAGCAATCAAGAGCGCATCGCTATTCCAAAGAGTAACCTTCTGATCAGGGAATAGCTGTTCCGCAACGAATTTTAGACGATTCTTGTATGACGTCTTTGTTTCGTCCTTTTTCTTTGACTTGATACCAAGACCACGCATCCACGAGTTTGGAAGCACCTCTATAGTTTTAATCTTCGCTGCCAACAATGCCATTTGAAGCCAACCAAAGCCTTGACCGAACTTGAACATACTTGCTGCACCATCGCCAGGACGTGCGTGAACCTTCTCCAAATAACAAGTCGTATCGTTATTTGTGAATTGTTGTAAAAAAGACAATAACTCGCCCATTGTTTGAGGCATCTTAGTGAGTGCAACAACCTTTCCGTTCTCATTAAGAGCGGTTATCGCTCCTGACACACCTGGATCAATTCCAATGAATATCTTTTCCATAACTACTTCTCTTTTGTTTTACGTGGCCTGCCAGCTTTCTTCTTTGGCTTCTCACTCTGTTTAACAATCTCCTTTGCACCCGTATGACCAAAGCCACCATCGCCACGCTCTGTTTCATCAAGGATATCAATCTGTTTGAACTCCGTTTCAGGTACTTCAACAAACTGCATCTGTGCAATGCGCGTTCCCTTTGCGATGAACGTGTGTGATACTAATTCATCGTGAACGTCAATAATCACACCAACGATACCCGTGTAATCGCTATCTATTGTGCCGAGCAACACGTCTGCATCAAGACGCTTTGTGTACAACTCGCACAACTGCTCATACATCACCTCGATACCTTTTGACGAGAATCCGCTTCTTGACTTGATGATTGCCGCCATGTTCTTCGGCAGCTGCATACGGAATCCGAGTGGCAATACCTGTCTCCCATGCTTCAACTTGAAATCCTCTGGGACAAATAAGTCATAACATGCAGCACCTTTTGTTGCTTTCTTCGGCAAAACACCGCCTTCAAGCACAATCTTTACTTCTTGCATCCCAATACCCTTTCTTCAAAGTCCTTACCTGCAATGAATTTCAATACCTTTTTTGCAGGCACGTCAATCGTTGTCTTGTTTGTAAAGTCGTATGCTTTCTTCGGTTTTCGCTCGATGACCTTTAGTCTGAAACTATCACGGAGGTTGATTTCTTTGCCACACGAAAGCACACCCGCCATCACGTCAATGAAATCGTCAATGAACTGCTTTGAGCGTGTTATCGTTTCTCCACTCTTTTCTGACAGATATACTGCCAACTCTTCTTTTGTTACTGCCATAATTATCTTATCGTTTAATTTGTTTTATTACTTGCACTTTGGTTTTGTCATTTCTGCCTCTGCTTCTACGTACTTATATCTTCTTTCATTGCCACTCGCAATTTCACTTGCAGGCAGTGAAGATTCATTAGGGGTTTGATTTGTAACACTTTTCCCTGCTTCAAGCACCTCTATGCGCTTTCGCAAATCAAGTATCTCTTTTCTCATATCGAAAACAAGAATGTCAATATGGTTATCAGTATACAACTCCAAATTAATTTCTGGTACAAGAGTTGATTTTTCTTTGCCAACACTGAGAATGTAAATATTTTCTCTCCCATCAAAGAAACGATGTTCTATTTTACAAGGAAAATCGATGTCAATAGCGTTTATAATCTTCACATATTGATACTTGTCAAATTTAAATTTTTGTTCCATACTCTTTCGGTTTTTTATTTATAAATCTCTTTCTGTAAAACTTTCCAACAACACTTGGCAACCCAACCAACCATATATGCGGCATGCTCATCGTGCGTTAGACTATATTCAACTCCCAACTCATTGAAAATGGCGTTTACTGCATGCAGGCTTTCGTGTGCTATATGTTCGACAATCTTGCTTCCACAGAGTTTAGAGCAGTCATAAAAGACTACCAATACTCCATATTTCCCAGTTGCCTTGCGCATTATCTGTGGATAAGTTGTAGCGTATGCATCCTCTGATTTCTCAAACTTATAAGCTCCATAAGAAGTGAATTTGTCTTTTACATCTTCCCAGCTTGTAGCTACCCACAATTTCCTGCCGTATATTTCAATATCAAATTCCCTAATCATTTACGTTACTGCTTAATTATTCTATACCTTTTGCCATGCACAGATTCAAGTCCTTTCATATACTCAAAGGCTACATGTAGGTGGCTTGATGCAAAAATATTACGGAAATTGAATAAATCATTTGTCTGAACTATGTACATATTATCCTCCTTTCTTTGGTTCTGTCATAATTTCTACTTGCTTCTCTAATTCCTTGATGCGCTCCTGCATTTTACGGACTTTGTCGTAGCAATCAGAAAACATTACATCGAGTTCTTTGTCATTGCAGCCAATCAAAAGTGCAGGTTTGTAGCCCACGTTATCTTTTTTCATCATTGCGATTAGATTGCAAACCGCTTGCTTTATCCATGTGTGATCATGCTGTAAATCACAGAGGATAGACTCGGAAGGCTCTTTATACTCTTTAAGAGCGGAACATAGCTTGTTATAGCTATCCTCCGTCAAATCAAAACGGGTGGACCCGATATACACACGATACATCCCATGATTGCACAAAACCACAGATACTTGCGAAATATCCAATAGCATGGGATTTTTGTCCCCCTCCCTTAACGTTGTAAGAAATTCAAGTTCGATAAACTTTCCCATAATTATTTTCCTTTCTTTTCTTTAAGTTCGTTATAACGTTTCTCACTTACAAGAAACACGCCCCTGCCGTTAAATCGTAGCGCATAGTATTTTACTTTACCGATATGATAGTGTATATTAATCGCATCATCATAAAAGCGGACATAATCATCGATACTGCAAATCGTCATTGAGCTGCTGTACATTTTACACTCTGCACAACCTCCCCACTGCTCAAAGAAATTGTATATGTCAATTTCTTCGGGAACCTTAACCCTTTTTATGGATTGACGTATATCGCGCTCAATATTCCCAGTGAAGTTTGAGAAGTTTCGCAACATATCTAAGAAGTCTGCCATTGCTATCTGTTTTGAAGTTTTTTAATCTCAGAATAACACTTTGATGCCATGCTCTGCAACTCAGAATCATTTACCTTTCCCAATACAGAAGGGGAGATACTGGAATCCATCAAAAGAAGATAAATATTCGTGATAACATCCTTTGAAATAGTAAGGTCATTCTGCAACTGACACATCTTCTCAGCTGTAGTGTCTGAATATGGCTTCTTCAACTCGGCAAGAAGCTTATCAAAGCTATCCTTGATAATCTTGAAACGCTTACCACCTGTCATAACAACCTCGTATGACTTCTCAGATAATATCTCAACATTGTCAAGATTAATCATCCGCTTGCCGTATGTTCGGTCCTGAACCTCAATAAATCTATTCATCGTCGTCATCCCAATCAGAGTTGTATATATCACACGTAAAGCTAATATTCAAGCCTTCGTGCATTTTGCCATCACTCGTCATAATAGGCTCGTTACAGCATTGAGAGCTAACTGAAACGTTATCAACGCCAGTAGATAAAGCAAACTCACGTACTGCATCGCCAATCGTTTTAAGCATCTTCATCTGCTCAATCTTGAAATCTGTGTCGTTTAGCATAATTAATCGTTATCTTTAATAAATGATTCCTCCTCATCAACTTCATCGCCGTCAATATCACGGAAATCGGTAATGAATACTGGCTGTTTCAAACGCTCAAGCGTTACTCCATACAATTCATAATAGATACCCCTTCCTGCACGCTTCTTAAAGAAATTCATTTTAAGAAGGGAATTGGCAAATTTTCGATTTGATGGAATAAGCGACTCTTCAACATCATTATCCTCACAGAAGCGAACAAACACTTCATAAAGGTCAATGCCTGCAATATACGCTGCATTTTCATTCGGCGCATCCTTGCTATTGCGAATTTTATACGTTTTTACCCATGCCATTGTTGGTTGACGGGTAATAAGTGTACGCAACATCGCCATTTGACTACCCTCAGCATCAGGGAAACGAAATTTACGACGGAACAACTCACGCGTTCCACGCATAACCCAATTAAATACACCGGGAAGCTCGTTGCGAATGATGTTGTTTGCAAGATTCGGATCACGCTTTGAACGAGGGATTGTGACATCAAATGGGATAATCTGCAAACGACGAATCATACCGTCACTTGAATCATTTATTTCAGGAAGGGAGTTCATGTTGAAAATAAGATACGGTATCTCACGGCACTCCTCAACATTACGACCAATACCACGAACCTGAACAGGCTCACCAGAAACAAGCTGCTTGAAAATATTATCCTCATTCGATTTACGTGAAAAGCCACGAGGATTACTGTCAGACGACCAGTTGAATATCATTCCACGAATAGGAAGACGACCACGAAGACCTGAATCACCCTCAGACGTTAATGTAGAGTAATCAATCTTACTAATCTTTGAATCGCCAAACAATGCACGCATAACCTCAAAAATAACGCTCTTCCCATTTGCACCACCACCAATGAGGAATAAGCATAACTCAACCTTACCTGAACCATTACGCCACTCATCAGAAAATGCAACGTTACGCTGAGTAAGACCAAGACCAAGAAACATCTGCAATACTGTTCGTGATGTCTTGTCAGGAAGAACCTCACGAAGAAACATCTGCCAACGGTCACAACGTGCATCATCCTCATAACGATACGGACGATAATAGGTAATCTCAACATCAGGAGAAAAGTTAATGAAATTAGGCTTACATGGATTAGATAAATCCAATACGCCATTCTCAAAACCAATCATATCCAAACGAGGATGAAGCTGGTTGCGAATCTTAATCTTGTTAAGGAACGATTCACGACGAACAAGAGGCTTGTGCATCATTGCCGTAATACCAAGGTCACGAAGCAACGTCTCATAAGCCGTTTCAACAACAGTCTCTGAAACAACATCGTAAACCTTACCGTTGAAAAAATAAAACGAACCATTAAACCATTTCAAAGGACAATCACGAACAAACAAGTCAAGGGACATCTCAAAACGACACTTCTTCTCGTTATACAAAGATATGTCACCCCAACTCCCACTCAGAGAACCAAAAGCATACTTCAAATCCTTTGATTGCTCAATAAGATAACCATAAATATAATCCAGTTTCTCTCCGTCTGTCATAATCGAAATATGTTAAATGTACCTTCATCCTGCATAAATGCACTAAGAATGTAGCTTATGTGTATATTTTAGTGTAGCAAAATCCACTTACAATAAATGAATAGTGTAGGATTGAATAGTTTTTGTCGGATTCCCTCCACAACCATTAAACCATAAAATACACAATATATAAACAACATTGCAAATATACATAAAAAATATACATAAGCTACACTATATATCTTATAATCAGTGAAAATTAGTACACTTTAACATACACCAAATAATGAATAAACATACACAAATAAAAACGATAATAATCCTCTGTTAATAATTTTAACAATTAGAGAAAATTGAGAGAAGAAAAGAAAAAAATAAAAGAAAAAATTTTTAGAAAGGGTGACTACGCCTTGTTTACAAGCGTTACAAAGGGGGTAGGGGTGTTTGTTACTACATATAACAAACAATATAAAGCGTAAAATTAACATCTAAAAAATGTTTCACGTGTGGAACAATTATAAATAAAGTAACCATTTATGTCGCAACTACTTGTATATAAATACGCTATCTTTGTATATTTATTCTTTTATCTTCATTCATTTTGCTTTATATTTATGCGTTTAAGTGTTAAATAATTAATGTTTGTTCACTATAAAGTAATTGTTTCATTGTAAATTATTGTTAATTTATTCATTTATTCGCTATTTATGCACGTAAAAAACTTTGTAAATAACTGATAAACAGCCACTTATAACATAGTTAAATTGTTTGTTATACTTGCAAGTATATAAAAAATATATTACCTTTGTAATAGATAAAGGAAAGATAAGTAAAACGGATGTTTGAAAAAGTCACTTTATTATCTTTGACTTATTGTAACAAAAAACATATTTGCCAGGTGCTGCAAACGAAACTAAATATTTAATGATATTTGTTTGCGTTTAAACTTCGATGTAAGCAGCACCACAATTTTAATTAATTATCAACTAACTAAAATTTTACAATTATGGCAAATTCTAAAACAAATTCAGTAAACGACGTTAAGCAGGTAAAAGCCGTGCAAGTAGTAACCAACGCACAAGCGTTTAATTTGTTACGTGAAATTAGAAAGGATTTTGTTTCCTTTGGCGGTTTGCGTGAAATCATGCAGCTAACAAAAAACTTTTCGTACTCATTAAGTGAAACGAAACTTAACGAAACGGATACGCCTGTTATAAAGGTAGGTAGAAAGTCCTTCTACCTTTCACCAGTAGGACAAGTAAATGAGTACAATGTACTTAACGTTATTAAGTCCGTTTTAAAGGTTGAGGACGCAAAGAGAATTCTTGCAAAGAAACTGGCAAAGCGTTTGACGTTTGAGCAATTCTCAGAATTAAGCGACACCCAAAAGCGTTTAGATGACATGAAAGCGGCGTTATTAAAATACGCTAATACTGAAATGTCAGGAAAGCAAATAAAAGATACTTTACATAGTCTTTATGATGAGTATCTAAAATCTTTGGGGCTTGATGAATAAGCCCTAAAAAATACAAATATGTTTTTTGTTGCAATTCAATTACACCCACGTATTAAATTACGTGGGTATTTTTGCGCTTTATAATTTTAGCCTATCATTTTTTTGATGTGGTTGCGAACACCACAAAGCGCACATATTTAACGTGTATTATTTTAGTGTAAATAATACGGACATATTTATAAATCCGTGGAGGCGGTTAGTATGTTAGTTCATTGAAATAGTTATTTTATTTATCCGTTTGGTTTATTTTGATTTTATGGAATGTATTTTTTATCTAAATCAAGCGGGGCAAATAAATAAAATAACGCATGAAACAAATCATATTCTTAAATAAGCTTTTTTGCCGTGTGCTTTGGTTGGTTACCTAAAACACGAACAACGAAACCGCAAAAAATAGAGTTGTTTTTTAGCAAAATAAATTTGCCGTTGTGGTTATGTGGACACCCTGAAAAGACCGCCGTAATTATGCGTTAAATAATGCGGTATTTATTTTCTTGATGAGAGAAAACAAAACAATAAAATAACAGAAAAAGAAAATAAAACCGCGGCTAACAAATTGGGTAGCGTAAATTTATTTTTTGCGCTACCTTCATTTTATAACCATTTTGATAGTTGCGCACGACACGAATTTAGTGTATAAGATTATGACAACAAATAATAATTTCAATTCGATCCGCGAGTTTCTGACCGATGAAAGTTACAAGATAGTTGCATCTTTTTATAGAGATGTAAAAAGATGGGGCAAGGTAAAGAGGTTGTATTATTTCCTCGATGAGGAAACCAACCCGAATTGGGGCGGCGAACAAGAGGAAGCCGTCCTCTATTTAAAGAGAGAAATTCTATTGAATTTCTGTTATTACCGCGAAAAGCGGATGATGGATGAGTGGCACCCACGTGCCAAAAGGAAATAGCAGTAATATCCCATCACGTGATAGTACGATAATTCACGTGATGGGAACGATAACCAAAAATAAGAATTATGAAAAGGATTAAGTTGCATTTGCAGGCGTGTGTTTTATTTACGCCTGCAGTTATCGGATTGATTTGCGGTGCGATAATTATCGCCCCGCTATCTCTGATTTACTTCATCGGTTTGTATCGGTGGAGCAAAACGAGAAACGGACGTATTTTTTTACGTGCGTATTATCGTGAAATTTTACGATTGGAGAATAATCTCTAATCGTGATTTGATTTGCCATAAAAGCCGTCTGATGTCGTGATGATGTCAGGCGGTACGATAAACCAATTAAACATTTATGGATTATGAGCAAAACGATTAAATTTCCTTGCCTCCGTGTATTGGATGCAAAGATAGCAGAATTACAAGCGATTTATTTCCACGTTGAAATTGTTTCCGTGCGTGATAATGTGTGCGTTGTTCACATTGCCTAAATATAGAGCAGTACGATAATTCCGTGCTGCTTTATCTTTTTAACCAAAAAAATAATGAATATGGATAAGTTTTTCAATTGCTCAAGCAATATCTCGTTTGGGGACAGTGAATTTTCTGGTGATCAGAATTTTCAAGAAATCTTATATAAGGGTGAATTTGTAGGAACCCTTATTGAGGAAAGCAGAAGTCCGCTTTCTCCTATCAAATCTGTTGCCGTTACATTCGATGTAGCGAAATTAAATTCCGATGGGGATTGTGAATGGAAATATAAAAATCACTGGCTTCATAACAGGGTGTTCCGTTCTCTTTGTGAATTTGAGGAGTACGTAAAACAGAATTTAGAGCTATTGCTTGACATTTATGCAAATGCGTGTTAAGCCAGATTCTCCGCTTCGAGTACGATAATCCGGGGCGGTGCTTTAACCAAACAAAAAGAAGTATGAAAGATTTAAGATTAAACAAGCGTTACGGAGTTCAGTTTGAGTATTTGTTTGATTGTATCGATACCGAGCAAATCGGAGAAAATGCAACAGATAAGGAAAAGATAAACTTTGTTTTCAAAACATTTGAAGATGAGTACGGAAATCCTAACAAGCGTATTTATCCAAACGAATGTGAACGACTTTCGCAATATTTGCGATGCCTGCCATCTTGTGTAAATGTAGCTTTTGCTGATTATGACATTATACAAATTGGTAAAAGTTGGGGATTTTGCAAGACTTCAAAAGCTGAAGATAGATTTGTAGAAAAATGGTTTGACGTATGCGCATTTAGACTTATCCAAATGCGTGATATGTTGAATGATTGAGCCGAAAATCTCCCACGTGGTTAATTTCATGTGGGAGTACGATAATAACCAATTAAAACAAGAATTATGGAAAAAGTGACAGTGAAAGAGCTGCGTCGTTTGGTAAGGATTGGCGCAGCCGAGGAGATTACAGAATGCAAGCAGATAACCGAGAGTGTAAAACAAATCAGTTATTCGAGCGGAGTTTACGGCTTAAATGGTGCTTTGCTTCGTGGTGAAAAATCAAACAAGCTATACGCTATCATTGGGCGTACTTCTGCCTTGTTTTATTATTGCTGAATCCAAGCTATGTACGATTTGTTTCGTGCATAGCTACATTATCAACCAAAATTTTAAGATTATGACAAAATTAGTTGTATCTAATCACAATTTGTTTGTGTATAGACTTTGCGACGAGTTTGCAACATCTCTCTGTATTGAGGAATGGGAATACGAGTTAAAACAAGAAGTGGCTTTTTATTTAGAAAAAGCAAAAGCTGATCCTGACAATGCTACTTTTTTGAAGAAGCAATCTGTGCCAGCTGCCAAATATTTGGAGGCAGGTTTTTCCGTGTATTCTCACGACGAATACGACGCAAAGGTGCGAGAGTATTATTTATCTCAGCCTGTAATTGAAATTACACGCTATAAATTTTATATGGCGTTGAATGTATTACCGCCAAGAAATTGGTTTTGTTGCGATGACTTTGAAATGTTCCACAGTTCTGAGGGGGATTATAGTGTTTATCACGCACAATATTATCACGACAAAAAGACAGACAAGTTTTACACTTGTATTTCTGATGTGTACGATAAAAGTACGTGGATAGATAAGCGTATTTGAAGCCAAATTTGAAGCCATGCGATTAATTTCGCATGGCTTTTCTTTTAACCAAATAAATAAAGATTATGGAAGAAAAAGAAAGGATCAAAAGCATTGTTTCTCGATTAAGAGAGATAAATGACGAGTTGGATGAGTTATGTAACGAAGCTGAGTATCATACTGCTTCGTATATAGCCGAGCAATCAATGTTTATTGACATTGCGAGAGAAAAACTCGAGGAACTTTTGTAGCCACAAGCACGCTACTACTTAATCGTGGTTGCGTGTACTTTTAACCAAAATATTAGAATATGAAAGAAGATGTACTATTAAAAGAGTTCTTCTCAATGGAACGCTGGCAACATGCCATTTCAAAAGGCGTTGATAAGGATATTCACAAAGGGCAGCTTTTTCAGCTGACAAAACCCGAAGTGAGAGTAACCGTATATGATGCAATCAAATCTGAAAAGTACGAGATTGCACCACCACATACAGCACTCATCCCAAAGGACACACCTGGAGAGTTCCGAACTGTTTACGTGAATGAACCTATTGACAGAATTATACTGAGCATAGCAAATGATTTATTATTTGATTTATGTCCTGAGATGATTTCTGATAGGTGCAAATCGTATCAGCGTGGAATTGGCTGCGGTCGAGTTGTTCAAGAGGTGTCACGTGAAATTTGCAACACAAAAGGTGAAACGATTGGTTTCAAATCCGATTTGAGCAAGTATTTCGATAGTGTTCCGATTGAATATATCGACTATGCGTTTGATTGTGTGGAGGAAAAATATGGTAAATCTGCTCTGATTTCTGTTTTGCGCAAATATTATCATTCTGATTGGTATTTTACGCCTGATGGTGAATTGGTACAGAGTTATCAGTCCCTTAAACAAGGCTGCTCGGTTGCTTCATGGTTGGCTGATGTTATTATCCGTCATATCGATGATAAATTGAGTAGCCTCAACGGCTATTATGTACGATATTCCGATGATATGATATTTGTCGGTGAAGACTATATGAAAGCAATGGAGATTCTAAGCAGTGAACTTGCGAAAATGCAGATGAAACTCAATCCTAAAAAAGTTGAGTATCTTAATGCGAATCATTGGTTTAAATTTCTTGGATTCTCTATTAAAGGGCGTGATATATCATTATCCTCAACACGAATCAAAACATTTCAGAATGAAATAGAGAAACGAACTATTAAGAAACGAGATGTCACCTTTCGCCGTGCTGTCAATGCGGTTAATCGTTACCTATACAAAGGTAATGGTGAGTTCAGCTGGGCAACACAGATTCTTCCAATCGTGAATGTTCGCAAGGATTTGAACGAGCTGAATAAGTTTGTTATGGATTGTTTGCGTGGTGTTCAGACAGGAAAATCAAAGGTGGGTGGTCTTGGTTACGTTCGCTCACAGACTGACGGATGTATCTGTCGTGGTCTTGGACGTAACGTGAAAGCAAATAGAGCAAAGGTTGAGCATATTGACGGCTATTTCTCTCTTGGTTGTATGCAAAATGCAATCAGAACGAGTCGTGCTGTGTATAATACGCTTGTCATGCAGCTCTAAAAAAAACTCTCATTATCCCAGCGCAGGGATTTCTTGATGATACAGACATGGTTTAACATTCCAGTGATAATCCCCAGCCGTCACTGCGTCGAAAAGGCATTCCTGCCTCCTCGACGCCGTGACGGCCTACGATTATAACTGGAAATATCAAGCACATAAAGAAATGCGTAGCGTCTGTTAGTCAAGAAATGTGCAGTGCAGCACACATCTTTCCAATACGTTTTTGATTTAATAGGATCACGATAAGAAGGTACCTGACCGTAGCTTTACAGCTCAGCTCAGGTTCCTTCAATCCCGATCCATATATCGACCTTTTATAGAAACGCACAATAAACGATGAGGAAAGATAAGTTAGCGGCATAGTACAATGCCAAATATCCACTTTGTAGGATTTGATTTAACTATCCGGTGTTCCATACCCGTTGGAACAGCCGTTCTATTGAACCGTGTTCAAATGGGTACTCAACCGGATATTATCAACCGATTAAAGAATTGTACCACAATCCTTTGAAGTGGAACTTTTAACCAAAACATTAAGAATTATGAAATATTTGGATTTAATCAAAAAGGTTAATCGTGGAGTTTCTTTCTCTATCAATTTCAAGAAGAGAGAATTAAGGATTGACAAGAAACTAATTGACTTGAAGTCAATAGAATGGAAGGCGGAAAGTGAACTCAATTTTAATGGTGGGTTGAATAATCTTTACCCATTTTATTATGCTTACAAACACTCAGTACCTTCTGAAAGGTCCGAACGTGCATCAAAGCATTATTTCAAAGCACTCTCTGTCAAGGAACTCTCCGACAATGATTTCATGTATGGAATGCCACGTGAACTTGCAAGGTTCAATCTCGAAATGGCTTTGTTACACGAAATTGTTTTTGGAAATCTCAAATGGGACAACGAAACAATGGGAACGTGGTTTTGGCAGTCACCCGACGACAAGGATTTCATTATCCTAAAGGAGTGGGTATCTGAATAGCCAAATAGGGAGAAATATTCTCCCACTTTTTATCAACCAATTTAAAATTAAGAATTATGAAAAAGAATGTATCAATTAAGTGTGAAGTATGCGTAACAGAGGCTGTTGCAACAAACAACAACAACTGTGAGTGTCGAACAAATAAGGCGCAAGCTAAATTGGATGCTCTCAAAGCAGCTGGTGTTAATGTTGACAATCTCTTTGCAATGACAAGTGTTAGTGGTGCAGGTATTATTGCTCGATTTGAGAATGGTAAGTTGGAAGCTATTGATGACAACGACCCAATCTTCAATTCTATAATGAATGGTGGCACAATCCCTGATCCTAATCTCTATCGTCGTTGGGTAATGGCTCAAACATTCCACATGCTCGCATCTGGGAACTGGACTCAAAGTCTTCGTTATCGTGGCTATGAATATAGCTGGAAGATGATGATTGATGAGTTACGCACTCAGTGCAAACTCAGTAGTAAGGACAGAGAAAACTTTGAAATGCGTAACGCTTGGTTTAATGATAAAGTTGCAGCTGCGATGTGCGTAGACTACTTACGTGAACTTACAGAGTATATTGATGGCTTGAAGGTACGCAAATGTCAAGGTAAACCTTACAAGCGTATCAAGGGTTACGACTACTTTGTGAATGATATTGATGACAAAATCTTTGCTCCATTGAGAATTGCGTTCCGTTCGGTTATGAGAGCAACGAATGCTCTCTCTCTCCATCTGGCAATGGTTGAGTTTAACAATCATCGCATTACGCTTAAATGGGAAACGCCAACCTGCTCTGAATGGGTTGACGCTTACAAAGGTTGTGGTGCGTATTATACGCTTCAAAACCTTATTCGTTTCCACGGACTGAAACTTCACACAGAAGACTCTCTCGAAGACCTTGCTATGAAATTTAGAAATGGTGAGGGGTACAAACTACTTGGAATCTTAAAAGATGAACTGAAACGTAACAACATTGACGTTAATCGTAAGATTGCCGAGTGGAGAAAGTAAAAATGCCAAATCATGCAGGGTGTCTGATATGACACTCTGCATACATTATACCAAATTAAGAAATGATTAATGCTTTTCCGAGCATACGGATAGTAGATGGATATTTCATAGGACAGGTTTCATGTAAGCCGCGTATCCTGGCGTTTACCAGATACGCGGCTTCAATTCACCTGTTATAATCAGACTTTTACAGAAACGGAACGCATCCAAAAGCTGCCTGCTTTATATGATTTTATATTTGCTATAATAATTTAGTTAGTTTAATTGGTTTATGGTAGTTCGTTGTGAAACGCGCTGCCATTTTTACCACAATGTTTAACCAATAAATATTTAGAATATGTCACATTCAAGAATTATTCAGATTAGTAGAAACAGAGTAAACGAAGCTGATCGCGTAAAAGCATCTGACTTAAACATAGATGCGTTACGCTCAGAAATCGAATGTTTAGATTATGTCGTAGATTCTGATGATACAAGGGAAAACGACCTCAATTGGTTCAAAAATGAACTCAAAAAAGTTGGTTTCTCTATTAGCGGTGATGAGGTAATAACTGGGACAAGTACTCAATTTTTATCTCACTGGAAAGAGACGGGTGTAAAAGCATCGGAGAGCCTTAACTTATGGAAGTTGAAAACAATTGCAAGTGGAGTTTATTTTAGTGCTTTCTATATCTTAGATGAAGGCTATGGCTTTCCTGTGCCTCTCTGGCGTTGGGCAAAAGACATACTTGGGACAAATAAGAAATCTTACATAGGTGGTATTATTGATTATCACATTTAAGCTAAATGTGTCCCATTTTTAATCAAATGGTGACATACTATTATTAATCAAAAACTATTTTAAGAATTATGGTAAAAAAGTTAGTACAAGCAGCTACATTACTGAGAGAAAAAGGTTACGTTGAGGAAAAGTTTGACCAAGAAGGGTTTACTGAGTGCGTTTACAATTGGTTTAAAACTCATGACCTAAAGGACAAACTTCTCATACGCCCAAAACGATTCATTGAAATGGATAATCCTCCAAAGGGAGGATGGAAAGATATGACGAATGTTGAAGAATGGTTGAAAGACTTCCCATGGGAGGACCAGTTGAATATTAGAAATAGGGGACAAGCTATCCCATTCCTTTTTGTTGACAAGCCGTTTATTAAGAACGCTGTGTACATGTTACAGATAATGAATGGGTTTATTGTCGAGAAAGGAAAGAAGGGAGTTTACGAGGTGAGCCTCATCTAAAGCCAAACAACCATATTGTTGATGTTAACAATATGGTGCAATTATTAACCAAATTATTATGAATATGAAAAAGGAAATATTTAGAAAGGAAGTAAAAGAACTTCTTGTAAAATCATTTGAAAGAATGAACAAGAACGTAGATAATTTCTGCGACTCTGATTACAAGGGCTTTGACAGTTGCAAAGATGAAGTTTCAGAAATGGACTTCGTTAATGCCCTATTAAGTCTTGAAGCGCACAATCATTCTCCTCTTGGCTGTAGTGAAAGCGTGCAAAGGGCATCAAAGAAGAGAGTAGAATATTACAAAGTGTCAATCATTTACAACAGGTAGTAAGATTATTTATAATTATGGAGTATGTAAAAACTAAAGACCTCCACAAAAGAGTGGAAGGCAAAAATTACGCATCAATTTCTTGTACAGGTTCTGTACGAGGAATGAAAAAGCTATATGGGTGGGATAAAGCCCAAGAGATTTTTAGAAGTGGTGATTTTATTTATGCCATTTGGTAGAATAGCCTTTTACTCTTATTGGTAACAATCATCAATAAGAGTACTATTAACCAAAACATTAATAATTATGAAAACAATAACATTCGTTATCGAAAAAATTAACTCTGTATTAGAAGACGGAGGATGTTTCTTTGATGAGAAACTTGGGAAGATGCAGCATAGGACTATCTATAAAAAACTTCCATCCACGTTTTTCGATGTTGAAATTAGCGATAAAGATATTTCTGTCAATGGTCACAAAATGAAAATTGTGTACGATAGAGAGTTTTCTTTCAAATTGCAGAAAACACAAATAAAGACATCAGGAAGAGAATGTCTCGAGAATATTTTTAAAGCAGATTATGCTAATTGCTGGCGAGAAGCTATTTGCGAGCATGTTGTAAAGAATGGTAAGCGCATATTGTAATTATTCGGATTTACCAAAAGCTAAACGAGCCAACCATATTTAGTTATGTGGTTGGTTGCATTTAATTAAAACTTTAAGAATTATGAAACAACTAACATTAGAACAACAACAAAGATTTAGCAGTGCTATTAAGCACGGCTTTATCACGAAAGATGTTCCGACCGATACACATACATTTGTGTGGACGTGGATAAAAAAGCATCCGAATAGGGTTACAACGCTTGTTCGTTTACGCAGCATTCTCGGTCGTGACCCTCGATGGGAAGACCTTACCGATGATGTTATATCTGACTTGAAGGACGATATGGAATTTGAACTCGCACCAAACTCTGTTCGCACAATCTGTGCTGAACTAAAAGCGGTGCTTAACAGGAACAAAGCCACAAAGCCTATCAGTTCAAAGACGTTTGGCAATCTTCTCAAAGCAAAGAAAGTACCTGTTCAAAATATCTACCTAACAAGGCACGAATTGCAGAAGATACACGATTACAAACCGAAAAGCGAGCGCGAAAGATACGTTAAAAACATCTTTCTTATTGAAGCTATTACTGGCGCACGTAACGTTGACTGCCGAAGAATGAGCCTTGCGAATATTCAGAAATATGGCGAAGAAGAAGTACTCGTGTATGTTCCACAGAAACATCCAGTAGAAGTGACTGTGCCCGTACACAAATGGCTTAAAGGATTACTTGTGCAAGATTATCCAGAACAAGTAAAAGACATCCGCATATCGTACTTTTGCAAGATTCTCAAATGGATATGCTTTCAGTGCGGAATACGTAACAAGGTTGTCGTGTTTCGTGGTGGACGGTCCATTACTGACGAAAAGTGGAAACTTATTGGAAGTCACTGTGGTCGACGGACGTTTGCAACGCTGCTCTCAACGAGCCACGTTGCCATAGAGGATATTTCTGATATGATGGGGCATAGTAACGCCAACAAACCTAATATCGAAATGACAAGTGGCTATATCTGTGAGCGTAGAAAATTAGGAAAGAGTGTGTTTGCGCTTTTCAAATAAAAACATTAACTTTGCAGCGAAATCTGCAAATAACTAAAAACAAATAAGAAACATGACACCATTAAACGAGTTTGTAAACGAACTTCAGTCACTCGCAAAAAGCGATGGGATCTCAAACGATGAAGCGAAGAAGCGACTTTTGTTACTTGCTGACAAAATGGATAGAGCAGGGGCTTCTAATTTAGAGAAATTTGCATACAGAATTATCGCACTTATTGACGAGTTGCCTGTGAATACAAGTGATGTGTATTCTTTCTTTATCGCCTTAGTTAAAGAAGACTGGCTCGAAGTGGAAAAATACTCAAAGCCACTTTTGGAAGCACAAGAATTAAAAGATATACGAGAGTTATCTGCAAGTGCAGGTATGAAACCCTCCATTTAGCCGAAAAGAGGGTGTGTCAAAATTGATACATCCTCTTTTTTATTCTTCCTTTACTTTGTGTAC